AAAAGAATCTAGTGGACTTCTTGGCCATGCCCGCCCCGGGCTACAGGAAGATCATGGTGGGGGACGGACCCATGCGAGCAGAGTATGAACGCCGTTATCCTGCGGTAGAGTTCGTGGGATTCCAAACAGGGCGAGAACTGGCCTCGTACTATCAGATGGCAGATGCCTTCGTGTTCCCTAGCCGCTGGGAGACCTTTGGCATTGTCATGATCGAAGCCATGGCCTGTGGCACTCCAGTGGCGGCCTATCCTGCCGCCGGTCCCTTGGATGTGATCGACGCCGGCGTCACAGGCGTGATGCATGCGGATCTCTGGCGGGCCACACAGCAGGCCATTGAGTTGGATCGTAGATCGGTATGGCAAGGTAGCCAGCGTTGGTCATGGCAGCGAGCCTGGGAAATTTTTCGAGACCACCTCGTGCCCGTCGTATGACAGGATCGTGTCATAATATTGTAATATAATTGTCACTAAGTATTTCCTAGTGCGATCGCACTTTTTCCATAGGAGATTTCAAGTGTTCAAATATATTATTGCCGCGGTGCTGGCTGCCACTGCTGTGACTGCCCAGGCACAGACTATCACTGGTGCAGGTGCCACGTTCCCCTATCCCATCTACGCCAAATGGGCTGAAATGTACAAAAAAGATTCCGGTGTCTCCCTGAACTATCAAAGCATCGGTTCATCGGGCGGCATCCGCCAGATCAACGGCAAGACCGTGACCTTTGGAGCCACTGACGCTCCTGTTGCGGGCGATAAACTGGCAGAAAAAGGACAGATACAGTTCCCTGCCATCATCGGTGGTACAGTGCCTATCTTCAATCTGGATGGTTTTGCCCAGGGCGAACTACGCATCACCGGTGCTGTGCTGGCTGAAATGTTCATGGGCTGGATCGTGAACTGGAACGACCCCAAGATCGCTGCCTTGAATCCGGGCAAGCGGCTGCCGGACCAGACCATCACCGTGGTGCATCGGGCAGACGGATCTGGAACCACTTTCAATTTCACAGACTATCTCACTGTGAGTTCAAAACTGTGGGCAGAGAAGGTTGGTAAGGGTGCCGCTGTCAAATGGCCTGCTGCAAGTTCCATGGGAGGTAAAGGCAACGAAGGTGTGGCCGCTAACGTGTCCAGAATCAAGGGTGCCATCGGCTATGTGGAATATGCCTATGCCAAGAAGAACAATCTTCCTTACTTCCAGATGCAGAACCGAGATGGCAAGTTCGTACGCCCAGATGACACGACCTTTGCCGCGGCTGCTGCCGGTGCAGACTGGTTTTCAACTCCGGGCATGGGTATCTCCATCGTGGATCAACCCGGTGCCAATACCTGGCCTATAAGCACAGCCAGTTTCATCATCATGTATCGTGATCCTACCGACAAGGCAGCATCAGCAGAAGTGCTGAAGTTCTTTGACTGGTCATTCCGCAACGGCAAGAAGGCTGCACTAGAATTAGACTATGTGCCATTGCCAGACAGCCTCACACAGCAGATCCGCGAGCGTGTTTGGAGCCAGATCAACAACAAGTAACTCGCTCGCTGACAGCGTACAATAGGCCAAATGGTCAGCACTAATCCCGGAATTTCCGGGATTTTTTATGGCCGAGAAATATGCCCAGTAAATACTCCACGCTGGGAAGGTCCCAGCGCAACGCAGTATTTTTCTAAAGAGAGTAAAACATGAAAAACGTAGTTGCCGCCCTCGCATTGGGTATTGCTACATCGGCTTTTGCTGCCGATGCCGCCAAAGCACCCGCAGCCCCTGCCGCTCCTGCCAAGGCAGAAGCCAAGAAGGAAGAGAAGAAAGAAGCCAAAAAAGAAGTGAAGAAGGAAGAGAAGAAAGCTGAAGCCAAGAAGTAATTGGTTTTGGATCGATTCCGGAAAACCGCCCAATGGGCGGTTTTTCTATTAGATCATCATGATCTTTTATACATAGAATATATGATTTCAGATAAATTTTTTGAATACGGCTATCCAGATGATCCAGCAAAACCGCACTACGGGTTGTATCAACCAGTCCTGGATCGATTCGTTTTCACTATCGACGATCTGGAAATAGCCAAAAAAATCAAAGATCTGATGTCATCGAGATTCAGTCTCTATATTTTTGATCTGACCCTGGCTGAGAATCATGCTCATACATTGTTAGACAACACTTGCTGTGAAAATTGGAGCATCGATAACAAACAAGATATCAGGCTCACTCATTCTTACCGAGACGAATCAATACTAAAACCCAACATGTTGATTCCAGTAGATCGTTCATGTGATTGGGATTTACAGGCAGAAAAAGATTGGATGCAAGCCATATGGCATTGGTCTCTTTTCCAGTCTCAGTTAGAAAATGTTTTTTATCCTTGGTATCGAGTCGAACAATTTGTAGATCAGATGTTGTTGTTAGACACTGAAAGCAACTATAGAACTATATCTGAATTTGGAAATCTGACGAAATCATTGTTTTATCTTGAAAGAGATTATGCAACAGTAATCTCCAAGATAAAAAGTACCATAGAATCATCTGACATACTAAAAAAAGGTTATGAGAGTTGGCCAAAAAAATTATCTATTTGAATCAGCAATCTCTGTTGGCAGATACAGAATCTAGAAACTTGCTAGATTCTTTTTCATATCCTTGGCATTGCCTTGAGTTCTGCAATACTAATTTTGATCCTGGTACACAGAGTCTATATGTCAGGGCCGGAGAAAACAATCTTCCATTTTCCAACGATATCGTAGACATCCTTGGCTGGCGCATGCCAAAATTCCAACCTGATTTCTCACTGGATTTTGGTGCGGCCACCGATCTACGATGCCTGGAACTGAGACAACAAAAATGGAATCTTCCCTGGATCGTTTTTTGGAGCGGTGGCATCGATTCTACGACCATAGTCTGTAGTATCCTGAAAAACATACCCAAGTCCGACTGGGGCAACATCAGCATAGCCTGCAATCATGGTAGTATAGCAGAATATCCATGGTTCTTCAACAAATTCATCAGACCCAACTTCAGAGTCCTGGATTCATCCCATTGGATACACAATGTCGATGATCAGCATTTTTTTATAAATGGCGAGCCCGCCGATCAGCTGTTTGCCGGTAGCATAGCCCAGATGATGATGCTAGATGACAAAGAATCAATGAGCAAGAGTATTTTCAAAGAACCCGATGATCTCATCAAATATCTAGGTAGAAATAATCAGGAATTTGGTCGTTGGTATTATGAAACTGTGACGGAAAATCTCGGATCTGTGGATGTTCCGGTGAATTCCTATCATGATTTTTTTTGGTGGACATTTTTCAACTACAGCTGGGTTTCTATCAAGCTACGAACTCTCCTTTGGGGAGGCTGGAGTCGCTCGGACAATGCCCGAGATTACTTTGATCACATGATAACATGGTTTGATACGCAGGAGTATCAGCTCTGGTCGATGGCCAGCAATATGCATGGAGCAAAATACGGGAATACGGTGGGAAATTACAAACAAGCAGCCAAGGACTACATATATCGAGGGACCAAGGACCCTTACTATCATCGATTCAAAACCAAGACATCGTCGGGCTCAAATCTAGCCGTATACTTTTTAGAACGAAATCCTTGGGTCGCCATGCTTGATGATCTTACTCTCTTGAACTTTGCTGATCATCGCGATCAGCTCTTAGAACTGTTGCCGGATCATCTGACGTTTACGCACCTCAAAAAAGCCTGCCAAAAAGGTAAATACACCTAGAGAGATCGGTAAATATGATTGTGGATTGCACTGATCGATCTCACATTTTATGAATAGGAAACCCATGATGAAAGTCGAAACTTTTATTGAGAAGTTGGAGCAGGAAAATGAAGCCCTGTTCCGCGCCTGCGAATTGCAAGTCAAGGCTTATTTTGACAGCAAACCCAGCAAAGAAGAGTTGGTTGAGCACTTTATCAACCGTATGGTAAACGAGCGTATGAACCTGGTAGAAATCAGTGGAAACATCAGCCAGGCTGGTAGTAATGCCAACCCTGATGATCTCTATCTGCTGGCCAAGCAAGCGTTCGATGAAGCCAATCATTTCCGCATGGTCAAGCGTGTGGTCGAACACATCAATGGTGCGCCCATTGACGTAGAGGCCGCTGTGGAAAGCCAGCGTGGTAACGAATCCAGCAAAGGTGCAAGCCTGCTAGACAAATACGAAGCCGCCGATGATGAACTCATGTTAGCTCTGTATCAGTTTGTTGCTGAAGGTCGTGCTGCTCGTAACTGGGCTATGATGGCCGAGTGCGTAGAAGACGAATTTGTTGCTAAATCGTATGCCAAGATCGCTCGTGATGAGAAGTTCCACAGCAATATCGGCAAGCGCAAACTGCTCCAGCTCTGCAAAGACGAAGAACAACAACAGCGTGTGTTGGCAGTGATCGATGGTATGCGTCGTGATCTCTACACCATCAACTGCCTCAAGTGTGGCATGTTGCCCGAATCCAAAGCCATGGTCGAAGACGCCTATGGCCAGGTCGCATAATAAGGAACCACGAAAAATGAAACCAGTCAAAATTTTCTTGGACGAACTGGAGCAAGATTTCCAGGGTATCTACAAGGTCAGCGATCTTGTTGCCCGCGAATACTTCAACAGCAAGCCCAGCAAAGAATCACTGCTTGAGCATTTCAAGCGCAAGATGTTCAACGAGCGTTGGAACATGGTCGAGATCAGCCAGAAAGTGGCCGCTCTGCCTGTGGACACCGATCCCAAAGAGTGCCTGTTGCTTTCCAAGCAGGCCATGGACGAAGCCAAGCATTTCCAACTCGTTATGGAAGTGCTGGAGCACATCAATGGTGGTCCTATTGATATCTATGATGCCCAGCGTACACATGGTACCAAGAACCCCAGCCAGGGTGCTAGCCTGATCGACAAGTACGAAGCACACAACGACCCTATGGTCCTTGCTGTATATCAGTTCTTGGCCGAAGGTCGTGCTGCCGTGGTATGGCAGACCATGGCTGACATCGTGGAAGATCAGTTCGTCGCCAGCCGTTATGCTCGCATCGCTCGTGATGAGAAGTTCCACAGCAAGATTGGTCGCATGAAACTAGAACAGCTCTGTCAGTCTGCAGAAGCACAACAGAAAGTCATGGACCTGGTCAAAGACATGTACTGGGACCTGTATGAAGTTTCTTGCTTGAGCAACACTGCTCCCACACAAGAAATGAAAGACATCATGATCGAGAGTTATGGTCAGCCCACACGTGAACTGCGTGTAGCTATCTAAAATTTAGATCAGCGTCAACCCAGGGGTTAAGTAGAAATACTTAACCCCTTTTCTTTTATATGCGCATAGCTCTTACACAACGAGAAGTAGTCATAGAAAACACCGCAGGCCAATTTGTATTTGATGCACTGGAACGAGTATGGTATGATTTTCTACAAGGGCACGAGCTAGTGACCATACCAAATCTCTTGCAGAAGGATTTTGGATCACTTGGCATGGATTGCCTGCTGATAACCGGCGGCCCGGACAGTTATGCACGGCACATGACTGAAGATTTCGCCTACGCTTGGGCAGTGATCAATAACATTCCCATAATCGGAATCTGTCATGGTGCGTTTGTTATCAATGATCTCGGCGGCGGTAAAAATGGTCGTTGCGAAGGACATCATGGTACCACGCATACAGTGATCATTGAGTCGGAAAAGCTAGAGGTCAACAGTTATCATACACAATGCATCGATTCCATTGGGCCAGATTTCTTAGCAGAGGCTTGGGACAATGATGGCAGGATCGAAGCGTTTAGCCACAAATCATTGCCTATACATGCCATAGTATGGCACCCAGAACGCCAAACTCATCCTGTCCTGACTAATCCTATCGCACGCTTGTTGGAGGTCTGATATGGAATATATCATCTGGTGCTTGATTGGTAGCATCTATGGATTCGTCATTGGCGTGATACCAGTGGCTGGAGCTACCACTGGGTTGCTGACAGTGTTCAGTCTGGCCCATTTCTTCCAGGCAGACCCGTATCTAGGATTGGCTTTCCTTATCAGTCTGGTGGCAGCTTCTAGTACCGGCGACAGTTATACTTCTATCCTCACAGGTATCCCCGGGGGAGGACAGACTGCCGCATCGATCATCGATGGCCATCCCATGGCCAAACGCGGCGAAGGAGCTCGTGCTATCGGCATAGCATTGATCGACAGTACCATCAATGGTTTGATCTGGGGCACATTGGCGTTCGCTTTCATGCCATACTACAGTAAAATAGTGCTGTACTTTGGTATACCAGAATTCGCGGCGTTTATTTTCTTGAGCTTGGCCTGTGTGGGCTTGATAACCAGCAAGAGTTATATCCGAGCCGCAGTAGCGATCTCACTGGGCATGTTCTTGGGATTGATCGGGTTGGATCCCAGCACAGCCGCACCGAGATTTACTTTTGGTTGGGAGTACCTTGAAGCTGGCATACAATTTATTCCAATGATCGCTGGATTGTTTGCTGTGCCTGAACTTATCGAAGGTTGGCATCAAAGGCATATGCGTATAGAATCTATAGATAAGAAAACTTATTGGTCTCAGATGCGCCAGGCCTGGAGAGATTGTCGGGAGAATTGGCGTGATGTAGGGCGTGGCGGAGTGATAGGATTCATCACAGGTATGCTACCAGGTGCCGGTGGTACCATAGGTGATATCGTGGCCTACGGGTCCACTGTGGCCAAGCACAGCAATGAAAAGTTTGGCAACGGCAATCCCAAAGGCCTCCTAGGGTGTGAAGGAGCAAACAACGCACAAAAAGCATCTAGCATGATTCCTACTTTGCTGTTTGGCATTCCTGCTGCACCTTTTGCCGCAGTGGTCATGGCGGTTTGCATGTACTTCGGGCTTGAGCTAGGGACACCTTCATTGTTAGAAGACGATCGCATGATCTGGGCAGTGGGCGGCAGTTTCGTAGCGGCCACGATAATCAGTTGTGTGATTGGGTTGTTTGCCACTAGATTGATCGTGAAGATTTTAGAGATACCTTATTGGATCTACAGTTCTCTGATCATCGCAGTAATCACATGGGCTTGTTTCCAGTACACACAGACAGTCAACGATTTTTACATACTCTTTATTTGCAGTGCCATAGGTATAGCATGTAAATATTTCCAGATTAGCAGACCTGCTGTGCTCTTGACATTCATAGTCAGTGAAAAGCTAGAGAATTATACACAACAGGCATTTACATTGTATGACTGGACTGTGTTTTTTACCAGACCCATAACACTGACTCTGATAATATTAGGCGTGGTATTGTTGATATGGTCATTCACGAGACGCGGACGCGGTATAGATTATAACTGAGGAAAGCAAATGAAAAAATTACTTTTAGCATTGATGATGTTGGTAGGTTCCACTGCCTGGGCAGATTACAAACTAGTGGTTCCCAGCGAACCAGGATCCGGTGGCGCTGTATGGGCCGCGGTGATCGCCAAGCATCTGGAAAAACACCTCGGTGAACCAGTGACTATCCAGCACATTCCCGGTGCTCGCAACATTCCAGGATTCAACGAATTCCATAACAAACTGAGATTCGAAGACAAGACCATCATGGTCAGTTTAGGCAGCAATGCAGTGAACTATCTGGTCACTCCAGTGGATTTCGATTTTGGCCAGTATGATGCTATCGGGTTGATGAATCTGGATCTGTTTGTGGCCAAGCGTACAGACTTTGATGCCAAAACACAGAAACTACGTTTCGGTGCTGGCAACGCCTTGGTAGATGGCATGGCTATGGGCCTCATGATGTGTGGTCCACAAAAAGATCGAGATTCTATGTTGGCTTGCTGGCGAGATCGAGTGGTTTGGGTCAATGGTGTCAAAGGTAGTGAGATACGCCGCAACTTCCTCAGCGGTGAATTCAATGTCACTCGCGATCCTCCTACTAGTTGGTACAAATTTTACGAAAAAGAACCTTTGGCTCGCATGTGGTTCACACATGGTGTGTATGATTTCAAAACCGATCGAGAGATCGAGAATCCTAATTTTGTAGGATTCCAATTCGACGACGTGTACAAAAAGACCTGGGGTGTACAACCTTCGGGCGATGTGTACGAAGCCTATGTGTTGGCACGTCGCTGGAACAACGTACTACAAAAAGTATTGTGGGTCAACAAAGGAAATCCTAACACAGAAAAGATCCGCCAAGCAGTGCGTAATATGCTCAAAGATCCTGTGGCAGCCACAGAAATCGAACGGGACAGCGGTCGCTATCAGTGGATCATCGGAGAAGAAGCCAATCAGGTAGCAAAAAATCTGTTTCGCCAGATCAACGAACGCAATCTCGATACCTTGGTCTGGTGGCACGAAAAAGCCTACAATGTCAGGGCAGTTTATAAGAAAGAGCTAGTGAAAAAATGAGCGATATACAGTATAAAGATATCAAGAGCAGTTGGGAATCAACCAAAGCACAGAGCTTCTATCATTTTGATAACACACGATTCGATCATAGATACGATTGTATCTTTCCTGTTGGTCGTTTCATAGGAGATTGGAAAGATGAGATAGAATGGGTAATCGAGCACAGCAAACCCAGTTCATGGCGGACTCGTGTATATGGCGGCAATACCGATCGCGGAGATGGCGGTACCAACACACCTCCAAACAACTGGATCGATGCTGAAGAGTATGATATCATCAAAGCCGGCGGTGATCCTAGCCTTACTCTGTGTCGCATGGGACACGAGCTTCCGCCTACTCTCAAAAAGATGTGCGACATGATTGGTTTGGAAAATGGGCATGACAAAGCACATGCCCAAATGACCGGAGAAGTGTTTACCAAGCACATCGACAAGTTAGGTCGTATCTATCCTGAAGATCCCGATAAGATCATGCGTATAATGATCATGCTCACGGATTGGGAACCCGGACATTTTTATCAATACGGTAACTATACCTATCAAGGGTGGAAGGCTGGGGACATACACTACTTTGATTGGAAAAATGTTCCCCACTGCACAGCCAATGCGGGACTGGCACCTCGAGTGAGCTTAGTGACCACGGGAGTGCGTGGTCCAAAGACTGAGGAATTTCTAAAGTTAGCTCGTAGTGTGGATGCTATCGAAGTCTAACGCTTGATATAAACCCAGTACAAGCGGTCCTGATCTTTCTTGAATGCTTCTAGTTCAAGATCGAACTTGACCGCTATCTCATGGGCTTTTTCAAAGCTCCATGCAAAGATATCGACCCACGGTCCATTGGGCCATTGTATACCAGGATTGGCCCTCACATACATACGTGCTTTTGGAGCCATGAGTTTGACGCATTGTTCTACTCGTGCTTCGATATCTTCTTGGCTGTTGAAGTTTATGGATCCCAGCGCAATGATAGCATCGTAAGTGCCCAGTCCTACATTGTATTCCAATATATCAACCATGTAATCAGCACAGTTATTGTAGGGATCGATACCAATGAGATTGGGGATACGTCCTTTGAACTGATTGTAGCCGCAACCCACATCTAGTACTTTCTTGGGATGATATTTCATGACTTCGTCCACTATGCCCCATCCAGTATAACCGTACTTCTCAGTCTTTGGTTTCCATATCTCTCCAAAGAACCTATTGAGATATTTTTTATCAAAGTCGTTTACTGTTTCTTCCACAGTGCCCGAGAATTCTGATTCAAGATCGAGTGTCTGCTGTATCTTTTGTTTGAATTTTGCAAATCTAGCCGGAGTCCAGGGCAAAGCGTCTATCTGGGTATCGCGATCAATCTTGATATCGGCGTATTTGGGCAACGAAAATGCCTGCTGTAAATTTTCTGTGATTAGAGCAAAAATTTTAGTGTTCATTATTTTTTCCTTGATTCTAGCAAAAAAATTTACCAGAAAAGATTTTTTTGGTATATAACAGTAATTATGCAAACAATCACGTCTGAGAACAAAAATCACGACTATACTCGAATAGTCAAATGGGTCAGTGCCTTTACCATACTCTGTGCCATGGTATTACATGTTCTGGGAATAACTCCTTGGAATTCTATGCTACAACTAGTTGGCGCCAGCGGCTGGGTATATGTAGGGTGGAAATGGAATGAAAAGGCTATTATCACTAATTTTCTCCCACAGTTTTTTATCATCATACCAGGATTGATCTATCTCTATGCTACCCGATAAAATATTTTTCACAGGAGTTCCTGGATCCAAATGGTCGGGCATAAGCCAGGAACTAGAACGACTCGACGGAATCAACACATCAGACCATGATGATTCTAGATTTTACGATGCACATTTAGATGGATTCACTGGGCATCGAGGTGCGTATTTTGGCGAGGGCATGGAGCGCAAACCTCTACTAGAAGAAAATCATATCAATTCGGCTTGGAGTCAACCAGGAGGGACCCGGATAGTCAAAAGCCATAACTGGGCAGTGAAGCTAGATGAAGTGGCTTCGGCGTTCCCTAATGACTGGATCATGTTGGTCTATCGACCTGACATGGTCAGTTTCGCATGGTGGTACAAGGCCGGTGGATTTGATATTGCTTACCCAAACTATCAAGAATATCGAGATGAGAGCGGCATGATGGCTGGCATCTCGCAGCAAAACCAGGCCATGCTGGTCTGGGCTAACCAACACGATCTCCAGTGGAGTTCGTTCAACTCCAGATGGATCCGAGAGAATTTCGGACAGCCTCTGGAGATCACACGCACATGGCCAGATGTCTTGGTCACTCTTTATAAAGGAAAAACAAATGCGTAAACTTTTAGCAACACTGGCCATGTTCGCGGCCACTTCGGCCTGGGCCGATTTCCGTATGATCGTTCCGCAAGAACCCGGAGCTGGCACTTCGGTTTGGGCATCGATCATCGCACGGCATCTCAGCAAGGAACTGGGAGAACCTGTAACTATCCAGCACATTCCTGGAGCCAAAGATATTCCCGGTTTCAACGAGTTTCATAACAAACTCCGTAAAGATCCCAAAGTGATCATGGTCAGCCACGGTGGCAACGGTATCAGTTATCTAGTGGACCGTGTGGATTATGATTATAAAAACTATGATGCTATCGGTATGATGAATCTCAACATCATTATGGGCAAAAAGAAAGGCGAAGACTTTTCCAAGAATCCGGTGAAGATGGCCGGAGGATCGGGTATGGAAACCGATGGTATGGCCATCGCTATGTTGATCTGTGGCAATCTCCCTGACACTAATGCTTATCTTGAGTGCTGGAAGAAAAAAGTCGTCTGGGTGAATGGCCTCAAAGGCGGTGAACGTCGTACTGGATTCCTGCGTGGTGAGTTCAACACCACCCGTGAATCGGTAGCCGCTTGGTTCAAGTTCTATACTAATACACCGGAAAACGAGCTTTGGTTCCATCATGGTATCCGAGATATCCGTACCGGAAAGCAATCTGACGATGCCAATTTTCCCCCAGGCTATCAGTTTGAAGCATTGTTCAAAAAGAAATACGGTGTTGAACCCAAAGGAGAGTTCTATGAGGCCTATCGTCTCAGCCGGGCCTTCCGCGATGTGATACAAAAAGCTCTATGGGTCGATCGTGGAAATCCCAATACTGATCGCCTGCGTCGGGCTTTAGCCGCCATAGTGACCAAACCCGATGTGCTTGCTGAAATCGAAAAAGACACCGGCAAGTATGAATGGGTGTTGGGTGAAGAAGCATCACGAGTAGTAAACGGATTACAAAAAGACATCACCAAATCCAAATTACAGACTTTGGTCAAATGGCACGATGCCGCATATGGATTCAAGAGTGTGTACAAACCTGAGTTAGCCGGAAAATAAAGTTTTGGCAAAACAGATGTCCAAAATGTGTTGCAGTATAAGATTGCATAATGTAATATTACACACATGATGTCGCTGACATCTGCTTTGCCTAACTAACTGAAAGGAAACTTCTGTGAGCAAACTTTTTATCAATCCTGAAACCAAAACCTTCCGTGTGTTCTCTGCCCTGCGCCAGGGTGAGGCACTGACAGCATCCAAAGCCAAGAAAATGGGCATTGGTAATCTGGCTGCCGAAGTGAGCCGCATCCGCCAAGCTGGCCATGCAGTTTACACCAACAGCCGTGTTGCTGGCAACGGTGTCCAAGTCACCGAATACGTCCTGGGCAAGCCCAGCCGTAAGCTCGTGGCTGCTGGCTACAAAGCCATCGCGATGGGTTTGGTCTAATAGTAAAAGTCGCTGGACCTTTCAACCGGTCCACATCTCAAAAAGCCACCGCTCGGTGGCTTTTTGTTTAAGTAATATCATGATCATAGAAGGCACGACTCGGTGTACATTAGGCTGTCCAGGATGTCCTCGCACCTGGTTCTCTGAGAAATTCAATCGCCCATTTCCTAAATCGGATTTGATCGTCGATGATTTGGCAAGATTTCTAGATTGTGAATCGGGGAGAAAAGTTCCTTCATTGACATTCAATGGCAATCATGGGGATCCGATTTACTATCCTTACTTGTTTGATCTGTTGGAAACTTTTCGTGATGAAAAGAAGTTCAAATTATCAACCAATGGCAGTCATCAGACCAAACGCTTTTGGACAAGATTGGCCGAGACTCTGGATAAAAGAGACACCGTTTTTTTCAGCATAGATGGACTCGAACACAACAATCATCTCTATCGCCGGAACTCGGACTGGCCCAGCATCATGCAAGCCATAGAGATCATGAAAACCAGCGGAGCGAAATTGATTTGGAAGACTTTGATATTTTCCTATAACGAGCATGAAATCGATCAAATCAGATCAGTCGCTGAGTCTCATGGCATGATTTTTGTAGCAGATGACACAAATCGCTATGGAGATGATGATTTAGTACCCAGCATCGAAGGATCAATGTCGGTGATGAGACGATATACACCCGACCAGATAGTGGAACTAGATCCCAGATGTAGCGATCTAGAATATATTTCTGCCGACGGATACTATTGGCCTTGTTGCATGATTTCATCTTTTTATACCCTGCACAAAACCAAACTCTGGAAACAACGAGATCTTTGGGACATACGCAATCAAAATCTAGATCAGGCCCGGGCCCGGTTAGCAGAGTTCAAGAAAGAAGTGTTAGATGATCCAGCCAATGCTCATGATGTTTGCAAGATGCATTGTAAAAAAGGACAACCCGATTTCACCTGGACGCAGGTTGACCGATAAATCAATTTCTCGTATAATACGAGTATGCTAAAACGACTCTTCCAACGCTTAGGGCGACACCGTGTGATCATGGATCGCCAGGACGACGAACCCTATCTGGAACGCTACTATGTGTTCCTAAAGGATAGAAAACGGTTCCCGTTCAACATCTTCGTCCACAAGTTCCTCAAGGGCGATCCGGACCATCTGCATGATCATCCTTGGCCCTATGCTACTTTGATCTTGCGAGGTGGTTATTGGGAGACCACACCCGAGGGTAGATTCTGGCGAGGCCCTGGACATTTCCGTATTTGCCGTCCTACTAGCCTGCACCGTATCGAACTAGAGCCCGGTGTCACGGCCTGGACTTTGTTTATGCCCGGTCCCAAAGTGCGTGAATGGGGATTCGTGCTAGACCTGGATCATCCGGAAATGAGTTGGCGTCCACATTATAAGTATCTAAAACACTCCGAGGAGCAATAATGCCTAATTGGTGTTCTAACACAGCGACCATAAACGCACCCAAACCTGTGATCGACGAGATCCGGAGCATACTAGAAGATCAGGATCAAGACAGCCGGCTGTTGAAATGGATGCGGCCCATGCCCAAAGACCAGGAAGAAAACTGGTATGACTGGTGCGTGTCGAACTGGGGAACAAAATGGGACATTACCAATGCCTTCATTGGAGATGATACCGAGGAGGACTCCATCACGTTCTCGTTTGATACTGCCTGGGGGCCGCCTATAGAAGCTTTTCGATACTGGGCCCAGAAGGATGGTCGCGTGACCTATCGCTTGGCCTATATGGAAGAGGGCATGATGTTCGCGGGCTGGGACACCTACGATGGCGAATACTTCGACGATGATCAAGTAAACCATGAGGACGATCCTGATCGTTACTGGGAGATGGCAGCTGAAGAGTTCGGCATCGAGCGAGAAGAAGAACCTGAGCCACTCACTGAATGGTATGAACAAGGTGTGCGAGACAAAGGACTAAAATGATGGAAACGGTATTGGATTTTGTTTTTTGGTTCATCGTGGGCTGGATTGTTCTGCGTGTGTTGGGCAATGCCACGCAAGGTTATCTCCAGGACAAGATCGAAGCACTCGACGCCGAAATCGCCGAGATCAAAAAGGTATACAAGCAGGTAAAGATCGAAGAATATTCTGGCTGTTTCTACATATTCGACAATGAAACGGACCAGTTCCTAGGACAAGGTCGTACCGCGGAAGAATTCGCCGAACGCCTGAGCCGAGACATGACCATAAAGATCGTGGCCGGTGATCCAGACGTGGTAAAACGCTTCCGTGCTACAGTGCCACAGATAGAAGCAGAAACAGCATAACCAAAGAGGTACCATGAAAATAGCAGTAGCCAGCGATGTCCATCTTGAATTTGGAGATTGTGATATCCTCAATACCGAAAACGCCGACGTCCTGATACTGGGCGGCGACATACTTGTGGCCCGTGACATTGGTCGCCCTGACAATGACAACTTCATGGAAGGTGCTCGTAGCCAACGTGTGCGCGACTTCTTCCAGAGATGTAGCGATCGGTTCCCGCACGTGATCTTGATCATGGGTAATCACGAACACTATCACGGCGACTTCTCCAAAAGCGAAACTGTCATCCGCGAAATGTTGGATTCGGGCCAGTGCCATAACGTGTATCTCTTGGAGAAACAGGTCCGAGTCATCAACGACTACTTGTTTATCGGTGGTACTCTCTGGACGGATCTGAACCGCGGTGATCCTTTGACCGTGCATGCGGCCGGTACCATGATGAACGATTACCGTGGAGTCAGGAACACAGCCAAAGGGCATGCTGGCGGCAACTGGAAGTTCTTGCCCGAAGATTCAGCCAATGACCACCGTACGATGAAACAATACATCCGTACCGTGATCGAGAACCGTCGGACACAAGGCGATCATAGCCGTCGGGTGATCGTGGTCGGGCATCATGCTCCCAGCGCGGCCAGTGTGCATCCAAAATACCAGCACGATCACCTGCTCAACGGCTGTTTCCGATCCGAGATGGATGAGTTCGTCCTGGATCATCCGGAGATCGTGCTGTGGACACACGGGCACACCCACGAGGATTTCGACTACATGATCGGGACCACCCGAGTGGTATGCAATCCGCGTGGCTACATCGGATACGAAGAAAGGGCAGACCAATGGCAACCAAAGATCGTGGAATTATAGACTGGATCCGGTATTCGGGTGTGAGCGTATCCTTGCACCTGAATCCCTTGCATTGGAAAGTTCTACCGTGGTTCAGAGATGAAACCAATCTGGAATGGCCCAGCCCCAACGAGCGCACATGGGCCATGGGATTCCTTTTCCTGACCATCCGAGTTTGGATCGACGATGGCTCGTGGTAAGACTCAGCATCGGGTTGAGTTGACTCGAAAAGAAATTGATGCTATAATACTTTATGTCAATCTCAATGACAATGTAGAATCGGTAAAGATCGAGCAGGATTCTAGATCGGGCATAGGGCCCACTACCACGGTGCATTATGATACCGGTATCAAGATAGTGTCGCAAGATATCACAGACGTGAGTGTTTGGTAAATGGTGGAATTACGCGGTGATTGGAACATCCGAGAATGGTATCTTTGGTTAGAGAGCCAAGGACTTGAGATTGGTAGAGATTTCCGTTGGGCCTGGCGCAACGACAACTGGGCCATTGAATTTTTGGATGATAGACAAGAAATCATGATCCTGCTAAAATCACATGGTACAGAATTATGGAGCAGTCCGTTATGAAAGTTTACATTTCGAAATATCGCAATCACTGGATATCACCTTATACGATCATTGATCGCATATTCTTCTGGACTGAATGGTCTAAATGTAGTCGTTGGACTTTGACCGAAACGCTCGAAGATGAAAAGCGAGAGAAATCAGCCTGGGTGGATCATCCTGAGTGGGTAGACCGCTGGGCTGATCGACTCACACCCGTTTCAGGTGCGATCAATCGAATACTGGATTGGATCCATCCTAGAATCACTTATGTCAAGATCGATCGCTGGGACACATGGTCGATGGATCATACTCTGGCCGACATCGTGTTGCCCATGCTTCGGCAACTACAGGCCACTAAGCATGGATCTCCCAATGTTGACGACGAAGATGTGCCCGAGCATCTGCGTAGCACAGCCGCACCTGCCAAAGAGAACGAATGGGACACAGATGACAATCATCATCTCCGTTGGGACTGGGTGCTAGACGAAATGATCTTCGCTTTCGAGATGAAGGCCAAGGATGACTGGCAAGCCGAGTTCCATTCGGGTGAGATCGACATCAAATGGGTGCCCGTGGACAAAGATGGCAACGAAGTCGCCAAAGGCGAGCACAAGTATTATGAGATGAAAAAAGGGCCCAACGATACCCACAAGATCGACATGGAGGGTATGGAGGCCGTGCAGAAACGCATCTCCAACGGATTCCGACTTTTTGGCCGATACTACGAGGCACTATGGGATTGACTGTGACAAAACCTATCAGCATACGACAACTCGTTGATGACTGGAGCGATACGCTGAGAAAAGATCCTGCCAAGGAAGTTATCTTTGCAGACGATCCCATCGTCCTGAGTTGGGCCAGTTATGGTGTGTGGACTCGTAAAGGTCAACGCTGGGTCAGTCTCAACGATGTGCAAGCATATCCACATGACAGAGAGATGGCCGAGGTTACTCGCAAGTATTACCGAGATCGCTATACCATGGATGCTCTCCGAGGCAAAACGCTCACAGAGTTCCAGACTACTCTGTATGGCATGGTGAGCGGCGAGAGACCCGTCATGAGCGACCAGATGGGTATTTTGATGAAGATCCCATACTTCTATGTGGAGGATACCACCCTGGATAATATATTCGCTAACACCCAGTCTGTCAAACGTGAATCTCTATTGGCAGAAACTCGTGAAGACACCATCACTCCTGTGGCCCTGACTTTTGCCAGCAGGAAGAATCATGAAACGTATCAATACTGGTTCACGGACAGTGAAGGGCGTACTACGCTATGGGCCGCTGGCGCTACCAATCCATTGGGATCCGTGGTGAAAAGTCTTTATAATCGCAAAGAGCCCATCCGCATCCGAGCCAATTGGCATTATTCACGACAGCGTGGTGCTAGATATGATCATATGTATTGGAATCTCAGCGCGGTGGAACTGATCTAATGAGTATCCAGAGCCTAGTAGAAGAACTTATGTTGGCACGCCACGGACGAACTGCCCAGGAAGAACTCACCGAAGAAGCCTTCCGGGCCTGGGATCGTGCGTTCATATTCGAAGCCATGCGTGGTCTGCGATATGGACAGGCCTTCTGCAATCAGTTTGGCATCACTGACAACATCCTGTTCTACGAAAGAGATCGTGAACGTGCGCAAAAACACATCCGCCGGCACTACCTATGAAATGGCGAGTAAAGTTCCGGAGCCAGCAACATCAGTGTTGCCCAGATCTGTACTACTGGGTGGCGCATACCCAGGAAGTAGAAGCACCCAACGAAGCACAAGCCCGAGCACAGATACTAGAATCATGGCGCTGGCGAGGCCCAATCGAAGTGAAAACAGTGGAGAAGATTAGTGACTAGACTTTATTTTGCCTATGGCGCCAACATGAGCCGTGAAAGCATGATCGTACGGTGCCCACAGGCGCAGCCTTTGCGAGCATTCCGATTGAGAGGTTGGCAACTGGATCTCTGCGGGCATGCCACGATCTCTCCGCATCCTGGCAAAGAAGTACCCGGAGTGTTGTGGCGAATCACTGATGAATGCGAAGCCAGTCTGGATCGATTCGAAGGCTATCCCTATTACTATCGCAAGCGCATCTTGGTGCAGGACAGTCAGGAGTTCATGGTCTATCTCATGAACGATCCTGTGCCCGGCGAGCCCACCCAGGGGTATCTGGATCTTTTGGCAGAAGGATATCAGGATTGGAAGCTGGATATCCAATATCTGGAATCCGCGGTTGACCGCATAATCAAACCTGCTTATAATATAGACAAACAGTGGAACATCTACGAGAAGCATACCGCCGAGCTCTAGAAGAAAACGGTTATCATGTAAGGGAACGCGAAAGTTTTCGCCATGCCCAAGAAGTGATCAAACCGTGTGGTGTGTTAGATGACATCATCGCCTGGTGCAAGAGTGAATGCAAGCAGGATTGGCGCTGGCAACTGATAGAGATGAGCACTGATACCAGACCTGGACGCTATATCTTTTATTTCGACAGCGAACAGGATTATTTCGCTTTTTACATGAAATGGAGTTGATATGAATATCCGTGGATTTATCCGATGGCAGTTCCGGGGCTGTTTTGCCAGCCCTACTTTCTGGGGTTTCTTGGCCTTGGCCGTGGCCACTGTGTTGATGCTGTTCGCGGCGCCCACTGCCTTAGTCATGACCGTGGCGTCCACTGGTGCTGGTCTAGTTATCTTAGACGCCGGCATCTCGTGGTTCCGCATGAGCTACAGCATCTATGAAATGGAGCTCAATGCCGTACAGCGTGAACTGGAAAGGAAAGAGAGATGAAATATCTAGCCTGGGCAGTCACGGCGGTATGTGCTGTGATGATCTTCCAAAATTGGGACTCACCGGTGGCCATAGCCTGGACCGTGGCCTTCTGTGGCTGGACGCCACATTGTTTCTCTGATACCGAGGCCACTCATGGCAACTCGTAAACAGAAACAAGAACTCATGGACACCTTGAAGTTCACTCCAATCAAGGCTCGACTCTTGATCCAAGGTTACGGCGGTGAGTGCTACATTGGTTCAGTGAGTCGCCAAGACTACGAAGTGTTCAGAGCTCGCCGGGTAGATCTCGATCAGTATCTAGGCGATTGGGACAACGAACTGTTCCAGGATATCCCCGACGAGAATCGTTTTATCAATCCTGGTGAAGCCTATGAATGCGACGATCTGTTCCATGCCTCAGGCGCTACTATGGATGACAGCAGTTGGATCACGGTCATGAACGATGAAACCATGGAGGACCTGTTCCAGACCAACCTGGACATCGCTCACCTAGAAGGTCAGGGTATTGGGGTAGATTGCAGTGAAGGTTTTGAAAGCGACGAACTAGATAATGGTACTGTGATTTTCTGGGGTGGTCAAGGCGAGAAGGGCTGTTTCTTTGATGCTGAACTCACATTGACCCGACCCTTTGATCCGAAACTCTTGAAGATTTACTACGGCAACGGTGATGGGTGGAACATCGTGACCGGCGTGGAATATGATGGTCAAGACCTCGAAGGGCAGGATGGCTACAGCACCACTGGCAAATGGGCGGAAAACAAGTTCCATATTGTGGGCGACGAAGAGGTCTACGAAAGCGAGTACCGCGATGAAGAGTGGAATCCTGCTGAAGAACTAGATAAAATCAAAGTTCCGGTGTTGGAGGGCGAGGAGATATGGGCGCAGGAAGCGATTGATTCCGACACAGAAGAGTGGGAAGGTATTCCTCTGTCACCTTGGTATCCAGCCGACGTCGAGCCTGAGCACAAAGGCGAATACGAAGTGTTTGAGCAGGATAGCAGTTGGCCATTCCCTATGCGGGCCGAGTGGACCGGCCGAGGCTGGAAAGAAAACGGTAAAAAGATCACGATCAAACAGTGGCGCGGACTGACCGAAAAGGTGTCGTAAAAACACAACAGCTAAGTTAGTGCTTGCTAACCCAGGATTTTGGGGTGGTTGACCAATATTTGCCCATTTGCTACAATTAAGTCATACAGTAAACAAAAGGAGCAGATCATGGCTACAGCGATCTACGAAGCACTCTCAGACGCCCAAAAACGCGAAATCCGCATGTTTGGTGCCACCCGCCAAGATGTGGACGCCGCGGTAGATAGTTATCTTACTGCCGGTTTTGGGGTTACACCAAAGCAGGTCATCATGCACATGCTGATGTCGGCCTGGAAGGAGTTGAACTGGGGCGAACTGGAAGATGCTCGCCAGAACTTGAACCGCGTGAAGATCACCATCCAGCGATTCTACACCGGCGACGAGCGTGGCTTCTTCTTCGAACCCGAGGGCCAGGCCTACTCGATCCTGTCGGATGCCCAGCATCTCATGGAACATGACGATGCCGTCCGTGCCAAGATGTGCATCGACGAAGCCATCCAACTGATCGAACAAGGAGGAAATATCCGTGGCTAAGAACCTGAATGACGTGATCGAAGAGTTGATCTATCTGTGCGAGGTGCGTGGCGAACTGGATCTCGAAGCCAATGCCCGTAACGAGCGCCGTATCGCGGAACTGAACCAGGAATATCTGCGTCTACAAGCCCTGGAACAGCCGGTTGACCAATAAATGGTATTTCGGCTATAATATACTATAGTTAGAAATTAGGAGCCAGACGTGAATACATCAGTGACCCTTACCGCAGAAGAGTTTACCCGGATCCATAACGCACTCTGCTTCGCTCCCAACAAGGGACTCGAAGCCACAGTGGAGGCCATCCGCGAGGCCCTGTCAGGCGCTTATCGCCAGGAAGAGCAAGACTTCGATCGCAAGATGGATTACTATGGTCGATTCAAGGCCGAGCACAAGCTCGAAGCCATCTGGTCCATGTACGAGCTCGAAGAGCATGGCTTCTTGCGGGACCATCCCTACACGTCAGATGCGTTTGTGGTCTACCAAGGTGGTCATGTTCCTGTGTTTGGCAACACCTGGGGCGACATCTATCGTGCCGCCGACTGGGCCATCCGAAACAGCGGAGACATGCATCATATCTTCATCGAAGCGTTCGAGCTGAAGAACGGCAACGAACTCCATCTGGTCACTGGGAGCTAAAATGGATCTTATCACTGCTGAAAAGTTTCTGAGAACCACTCTTTCAAAAACCAAATATCGTGCCCGAGAAGAACGTGGACTAGATTTTGATATTGATATCTATGATGTCATGGACCTGCTCAAGAAACAGAAAGGGCGCTGTGCTCTTACTGGACAGGAACTAGAGTTCACTCGTGGCGGCAGTTTTGGTTACGGTACTAATCCCAATGCCTGTACTATAGATCGCATCTACAATACCGCAGGTTATGTGCGGTGGAATATCCAACTAGCCTGCTGGAAACCCAACAAGATCAAAGCTGAGCTCAGCAACAGAGAATTTTATGAGATGGCCAGAAACGTAGTGAAAACCATCAAAATAGATTGGAAGTAATGATATGAAATCATCTGGATTCCGTGGCTGGGTACACAATCTCTGGATAGAGAATTGCGAAGAGCGATTGCTTTACAACGGCGGTCAACGGCTGGATGAACGCGAATATTTCCGCCTCTATCGCTGGTGGTTGCGCCAGGAGTGGCGTCGCCGGCAACAGCAAGATCAGGCACTCCGGGCCCGTGCGCTCGAAGCCGAACAAAAGATAGCACAGAGTCTCCGTCCTGGTCAGTAAGTACTTACTAACCATGTGGTTGACCAATATTTGCCCATTTGCTACAATAGAGTCATACAGTAGAAATTCGGAGCAGACATGTACAACAGATATCGTCCCAAATATAACATTTCAGCCCAAGTGAATCGTAATCGCCGACCACCCACTGAGCGTCCTGTAGTCTGGACTGCCGAGACTGTATGGGCCTCTGCCGCGTATGCTTACCGCACCAACAGTGGAGAGTATCTCAAAGATCCCGAGTATGCCAAGGACGATCAAGGGCTCTGGACTGACCGAGTCCTGCGCCTACGCAATCGCGATCTCATGAAACGTGCCTTGGACGACGAGAGCCTGATCACCGAAGCAGATCGTGATCTGGGTCATCGTGCCCGCGACTGGCTCAGCAAGAGCCTGCTGATGAAAACGCTCAAAGGTACCGTGGTCAAAGAGTTCGAAGTGGCTTGCCAGGGCATGGTCGCTCTTGAAGAGTTTGACGAGTGGACCACCCGTTATGAGTTGGCTCTGGTTCCTAGCCAGATCAAGGCTTACGAAGAGTCTGTTCAGTTAGAACGAGCTATGGACGGTATCAGTGCCGAGCCCGTGGCCGATGTGGGTTCTAAAGTGGACACAGAGATCACCGTGGTCAAGTCGGTGTATAGCCAGAACTATGGTGTGTATTTCATTACCGGAATCACAGCAGACAAGCGGGCGGTGTTCTTCAGTTATCGCGATCGACTCAGCAATGGCCACCAGTGCCGGATCCGTGGTACTGTGAAGGCACATCGCGAAAATTCCACTCAGCTCAACCGTGTGAGGATTGTATGAGTGATACTATCGCGGTGATGTGGGATTGCAACGGACTGGAAGCCGCTGTGAATCTCAGTGATATTTCCAGACAGCGGGTTTGGGATACATTGAAAGGTCGAGATGCTAGAGACATTCCTAGAGAACCCAATCTCATGCATTGGAGACTACGGGCACAGGCCAATCCACAACGCCACTATGAGATCTATCTGCTGGAGATAGAGGACGGTATCACAGTGGATGACGTGTGCCGGGCCTTCAATGACAGTCCGCAGACCATGGCAGATACTGTGCGCAGGATTGGACACAAATTTTATTCAGATCGTATGTCAGATGAAGTGAGGATTAGATAATGGGACTAGACATGTACGCTTACGTGGCCACCCGTAAAGGTCAGCAGAATGAGTTTTACGAGGGTGCCGAACTTGATCCAGATTTACGGGAATATGTGAATCCCAAAGTAAGCCGACCACGCGAGCTGGCCTACTGGCGCAAGCATCCGAATCTGCATGGTTGGTTCGAGCAAGAATGGAGAAGCAATCAATACCCTGAACAACCACAGGATGCTTCGGCACCAGTGGATCCGGATTCTGACATGTTCAATGGTGTGGAACTAGAGATCACCTGGGACATGTTGGACCGATTGGAGTATGATGTACGCAACGGTGGACTGCCCACGACACGAGGATTCTTCTTTGGTGACGACAGCAGTGAATATTACCGCGAGCAGGATCTAGAGTTCATCCGGAATGCCCGGGCCGAGCTCTTCTCTGGGCTCAAGGTTTTTTACAACTCAAGTTGGTAAAGGAAACAAAAATGGAACCAGTGATTGAAAAGAATTTTGATCTCGAGCAGGGCATCCTGCGATGCTGGAACATGGTCGAAGATCTCGACGATGTGATCGAGATGGTGCGTACTGACTACACCAATCAGGCAGTGGTGATCTCTGCTCTAGAGGCCGTGAAGAACATGGCCCAACTCCGTTTCGATCGCACCTGGGCTACCTACGAAGAGGTGTGTCGTGGACTACATGAACTCAAACGTCAGCGCGATGCCCTACAGCAGACCGTGCTGGATACCCAATTTGACGAGGCTGTTGAAACTGTGGCGAAAAAGCCACAGGCTAAAATGGCTAAATCAAAGAAGGCAAAAGCGGTTGACAAATAAACACCCTTTTGCTATAATAATGGTATGCTAAGAAATTGGCATACAGCAACAAGTAGTTTAAATTTCTCTTATAGGCAACTTAGAAAGGCAACACAAAATGGCAACTGACAAACTCTTTACCGTAGCTGGCACCGCAACCAATCCTGATGGTACCACCAAGGCTCGTTTCGCTAACGACCTCGTGGCCCGTGTCAAGATCCTGACCAAGGCTGGTTGCTCCAACATCGAGCTCATGGAACTTCCCCGTGCCATGACCAAGCTCGAGGCCCTGCAGTTCCTGCAGGAGAAGGGTGCCGCTGGCGATGCTGGCTATGCCATCGCCAACAAACTGGCCGAGAAGACCAAGCTCGCCAAGCGAGCCGAAGTCAAGGTGGCCGTCAAGCCCTCGAAAGTGGTCAAGGCCACTATCAAAGCCGACGCTGAAAGCACCAACGCCTAAGCAGGCTGAGAGCTCGACTCTCCCACAAAGCGGCTTCGGCCGCTTTCTTTTTGGCTAAATAATCTTGATGGAAAAAGAATCCTGGGACGAAATTCTATTAGAACAAGAAGTCCGTAAACTTGTGACATCTATCTGCGCCGTGCTTTACCATCATGGCATCACCGAAATCCATGTGGGTGGACTCATGCGTGTGGTAGGAATCGATGAAGAGAGTGCCGCACAACACGATGATGAGATCATGGTGTTGGGGCCTGAATTTGAAACAGAGCTAGAAGATATAGAACAAGACATAGCACTAGACGTCGCTGTACCACCCGGTACCACATTACACTAGACCATGCCCGAACCGATTTATACCGTGATCTATCGAGGATCACAAGCCAACAGCGAGCTCTTGACCTGGGCCCGGGCCAATGGTGCCGACACAAAACATGTTGAAGGCAACAAACTACACATATATAATCACAACATGTTCGAAAGATTCCGTTTGACCTGGACAAGAGATTGGCGCCAGATCACAATATGGGATTGCTGGAATCGTCGGCACATAGAAATCAATTAGATGCAAAAATTCCGAGAATTCTGGAGTGCCAGTTTTCGATCTGACCCCCGAGCTTTTTACCTAGAGATAACCAGTTTCATCTTTACTGTGGGCGGAAGCGCACTGTTGGCCGTGACTGCCCAAAATCCTGATATGACTATAGTGTACCCTATATTCATGATTGGCGCCGCTACCGGTTGTTGGGGATACTATCGCCGGGGACTACCATGGCCCATGATGCTCACTGCTTATTTTATCATAATCAATGCTTTTGGATTAGGAAGAGCCTACGGTTGGTGGTAAAAATCGTTGACATTTTCTAAAACTGCATACATAATAACAGTAAATTATGAATGACGAACAAAAAAAGCAACTAGCCCAAGAGATCAAATCGTTGATGAGCCAATATCTGGCCATGCATCAAGAACTCAAAACGACCTCTGATCCCGAGACGCTACGTTCTCGTATCCAAGAAAACTATGAGCGTCAACAGGAGCTCAGACGACAATATTTCAACCAAGGAGAGTAATAATGTCAGCAAATCATGACGCAATCAAAACCGCTTTCGAGACCTATGTGGCAGAGAACGAAAAGTTCACACAGAAAGGTGTCAAAGCCGCGGCTGCTCGAGCTCGCAAAGCTCTGCAGGAGATGTCAAAGGCTATCAAAGAGCGCCGCAAAGAAATCACTGCGGAAAAAGAAGCCATGGCCGCAGCCAAGTAAGGAGTATCAACAATGAATCTCAATGTTTCGGCCGCTGAAAGCCTCAACACTGCGGTAGCCGGTGTGTTGGGTCGTATGGCCACTGGTGTTTTCGCTACCTTGGTTTTGGCCGCTGTGGTCAACAGTCTGGGCCTGGTGCCTGTGCTGTTTTCCAGCGCCCTGGGCTATGTGATTATCTTTGCGCCCTTGGCCATGAGCCTATTCCTGGCTTGGAAAGGTCAGGACATGGCAGAAGGCACGATCAAGACTTGGTTCTTTGCCTTTGCGGCTGTGATGGGCTTGAGTTTGAGTCTTTTGTTCGCTGTGTTCACTTCGGCATCAATCGCACAGGCTCTTGTGGGTACCACTGTGAGCTTCGCAGCCTTGGCTGGATGGGGATACTTTACCAAGCGAGATATCTCCGGATGGGGACCATTCTTGTTTGCTGGCGTGATCGGCATCATCATCGCATCCGTCGTGAACATGTTCGTGGAATCAACTGCACTACAGATGACTCTAAACGTGTTGACCATCCTGATCTTCCTGGGACTCACTGCCTATGATATGAACCGTATCCGCGACATGTTCTGGAGTGCCAGTGCCGACGAGATCGGTCGCATGCAATGGTTCGCGGCTTTGAGTCTCTACATCAACTTTATCAATATCTTTGTCAGTATGTTGCAGTTATTCGGCAACCGAGAATGAGATTTACACTGGAAGTGCAAGAAGATACGGAAACTGGAGATCATTATCTCCAGTTTTCTGACGAGATGCTGACAGAGTTAGGTTGGCAGATCGGTGATCCACTAGAATGGATCGATAACCAGGACGGATCATGGACCATACGAAAGACGATCAGCTGAATCTCGACTTCGATGATATCACCATCAGTCTCAATGATAACACGACAACATCGATAACTGGTGGATACACAGGCATCTGGGACAGTACCACTTACACCTACCCAAACAATCACAACACGATATCTATCTCTCCCAGTTGGACCAACACCAGTCCTTCTTGGACGATCGCAGATTCCGACCTGATTGCTCCCACTAACTCCGGCAAGCTCACTCTCAACGGCGAAAACGCTGATATCGAGATCAATGGTGAGAGCGTGGTGGGCATGTTGCGAGAAATCCGCGATCGTCTCAACATCCTGCAGGTCAGCGAAGAGATGGAGAAAGAGTGGGACGAACTCAGAATCTTGCGCGAACAATACGAAGCCAAGCTGGCCGAATGCCGAGAGAAATCACAGATGTGGTCCACACTCAAGAAAATGCCCCCGGTAGAATTATGATCACACCCAAACAACGAATCAATTATATCACGAAATGGATCAAATCCTATGCTACCAAAAACAAGATCAAGGCTCTTGTGGTAGGAGTCAGTGGTGGCATAGACTCTGCAGTAGTATCGGCCTTGTGTGCTCGCACTGGGTTGCCTACCATCGCCGTGAGCATGCCTATCCATCAGAGCAAAAAAACACATAGCCTTAGCGTAGCACAAGGCCAGTGGCTGGTGGAAAATTTTGAAAATGCGCGACATCGTATGGTGGATCTCACACCCACGTTCCGGCAATTTGAACGCATCTGGGATGGTGCATCGGCCTTGGGTCTGGCCAACAGCCGCAGTCGACTGAGGATGATGTGTCTCTATCAGATCGCACAGGACGAAGGTGGCATCGTGGTAGGTACCGGTAACCGCGTGGAAGATTTTGGTGTGGGTTTTTTTACCAAGTATGGCGATGGTGGTGTAGATATTAGCCCTATCGGTGACTGCATGAAGACCGATGTGTGGGCCATGGGTCGCGAACTGGGCATCATAGAAGAGATCATCACGGCTGCACCTACAGACGGACTATGGGACGACGGTCGGACAGATGAGGATCAATTGGGCATGAGCTATGCTGACCTAGAAGTGGCCATGCTGATAGATTCGGGCGAGCTAGAGTGCGACAACAAAGAACTCAAGAAAAATCTCCGGCGCTATCAGGAAATCCGTGCCCGCAACATGCACAAGATGCAGCCTATCCCGGTCTGCACTTTCGATGATAAATCTTGATTACGCATCGATCGATCAGGCCATAGTGATATTGAGCGACTGGTTAGGTCCAGTAGAGACCAAAAATACAGGTCGACAGATCGGTATGGGAGCCATAAGCAAAGCACGTTGGACCGGACCGGGTTGGGAGATCCGCACAGATCATTTCCGAACTGCCGCTCATGCCACCACTATCCGGGCATTTCTGGAATTCCGAGACCCGCACAATGAGACCATTTTCCGTCTCAAACATCCAGATCTCTGTGGTTGACCAATAAATCTTTTCCGTGTAAAATACTTGTATGGATAAAAATCAACCCGCAAAAATGATCATGAAAACCGGCGAATGGTCTGATGCCGACGCTTACCGTTTGGCCTGCGAATGTCATAGTTTCGACCATGATCTCGACGTATGGATCGAAGTTGAAACAGACCAGGAAGTCAATGAGATCACCCTGACCTTGTACAAAGAACTGTACACACCTGTCTGGGAATCGGGATTCAATCGTTTCCGAGAGGCCTTCCGCATTCTATTCACAGGTTCGAGCCGCATGGCCGGTACCATCATCTTGAAACGAGATGTGGCACAGAATTTCCTAGATGCTGTACAGGCATCCATCGACCGACTTGATCAAAAGAAATGACGCTACCTGACGAACGCTATCGCGCCATCCGACAGACCCGGCAGTTCTTGCGAGATCTGCAGGATCGCACCATCTATCCGCGTGTGCCACGTGCGGTCAGAGCCGAAGCCTATCGATTGCTCCGGCACTATCCGGGAGATTATGATCTGGAGCGGTTGGCCGAAAAATCGCCCGATGTTATAATCAAAGAGATGGAATCCTTGACCCGAATGGTCATGGCCTACGAACAGGAAAAAAATGCTAAAGTTTAGACTATGGTTAGCCCGTAAGATATTGGGGCAGCACTGTGGTTGCTATGTGATGGGCTATCACAAACTCTGTGATTTCAGTAAACGATCTGTTGGAGACAAACGATGACCATGCATCTTGAAGGCCCGTGGATGACCACCACGAAATATTCGAAAAAGCCCCACAAGAAGTGGGCCAGCAGTGAAGCCAAACAACGAGCCGAGCAACAGGCTCGCGAGTGGGAAGAACTGCAACGGAGTTGGGATAAACTGGCTCCTAGGTTCTCCACGAAAAAATATCCTGCCCAAGAGATGCCGCGGGGTGCATTCCGTCCCCTGCAATCTGGACCTAAATATCCGCCCGGACGTGAGCCACAAAACATACCCAGCCGAGATTCTGGCATGGGTGTGGCCACCGCACCTGCACCCAAAGTGTACACAGGTACCAAAGTCAAAGGCATCGGTACCTTGCACAAGTCAAATGCCGTTCCTATCTTTTCAGATGAAGAAGCGGTAGAAATAGCTCACATGCGTCGATGAAATACCCTGCCCGTATCAACTGGAGTCCCGGTGACTACAATGAACGCTGGAACGAAATGCTGGCCCGTTGCGTAGAAGTGTTTGGACTGCCCAATTCTGACCGATATCAGACCCATGTAGACGAAAATTACATGGATTTCATCTTCCAGGACGAGCAAGATCGTTTGCTGTTCATGGCAGGCTGGTCCGCGCACATACCCAAAACCACACCTTATCTTTTACCCGAGGAACAACAATGAACACTGATCAACTCAAGACCTGGAGCGAAATATCTGGAGAACCCGCTAGCTACTATGTCCACGCTTCAGAAGAAGAGCGCGAAGAGATGCGTCAATGGGTCAAAGGACTGTTGCGCGAACGGCAGGCCACCATTGAGTTCACCAAGGCTACCGGTGAAACCCGTGTGATGAACTGCACATTATCTGAGAGCGTTATTCCGGCGCAAGTAAATAAATCCACCGAGCGCAGACCCAACCCAGATATATGCGTGGTTTGGGATACCGAAAAAGGTGAGTGGCGCAGTTTCCGGTGGGATAGAATGAAAAGGATAGAGTTCACAATTGGCTAAAGAAGAAGGTGTAAAACTAGAAGGGCAGATCATGGAAGTACTGCCCAACGCGATGTTCCGTGTGCTGATAGATGGGTGGGAGAATCCCATCATCGGCATCATTTCCGGCAAAATGCGCATGAACAACATCAAGATCCTGCTGGGAGACCGGGTGGAAATAGAAGTATCCACATATGATCTAACCAAAGGCCGTATCACACGCCGCCGGTAAATACCATAAAGGAATGACTTTATGGGATTCGCAAAAGGCAATGACGGCAAAGCACGTTCAATAAAAAACCCTTTAGAGGGCTCAATCGGTGATGCAGATCTAGGTGATCTTTCACTAGGTACATTATCAGTATCCGGTTCCATATCGGGTAATGTAAACTATACTCCAGCTATCGCTAATAATTGGGCCGATGCAGCCAACGTAACCAACGTCACACAGGCCCTAGATGCCTTGGCACAACGAACACAGGATATCCTAGAAGGTGATGCACAGTTTACTATTTCAGGTCCTTTCTCTAATGATGGAGCAGCCGCATCGGGCGGTGTACCCGTTGGTGGCATCTATTACAACGCATCAGGCGGTTTGGTCATAAGGCAGACATAATGGACACTCTACCACATCTACGCGAAACCATAGATCTCATTGAGGCCACCACACGGGAATCCAAGCTGGAAACTACCCCTTTGCCCTACGGCGAAAAGGACCTGGATCCTGTGATGTCAAAAGCCACCATCGACTATCACTACGAACATCTAGCCAAAGGCTACGCCAAACGCTACAACGCAGGAGAGGGAAATGCGGATTTTAATCGTGCTGGCAGTTTTCTACACAATAAGTTCTTCCCTCAGCTTAGGGCTCCTAAGACCCCCAACAGACCAAAAGGTGCTGTTCTCGCGCTGATCGAAGAAAAGTTCGGCGACTTTGATGCTTTCAAAGATGCTGTGAAAGAAGCAGCCATGAAGATACAGGGTTCAGGTTGGGTTTATCTCTCGACTTCGGGAGACATCAAGACCATAAAGAATCATCAGGTACGCACAGATATAGCCCTACTTATTGATTGGTGGGAACACGCATGGGCCCTGGACTATCAGAGCGACAAAGAGCGGTATCTCGACAATATCTGGAAGATAATCAACTGGGATGTAGTGAATGACCGTGTTGGACAGATCGAGTAGACAATATTATCCTATCCGTAACTTTCTTGTAAAAAGTCTATACCAGATCGAAGAACAGCCGGATATCAAGATAAAACCTCCCTCTAACAGTTGGGATCATTATCAGAGGATGCATGAACTGAGTTCACGCAGTTTCCGTGTCAACCTTGCTAAAAAATGGGATCTAAGATTTTTTACTGGTAGGCAACCTAGCCTACAACATGCTTTCATTGATCAATCTCAACAGATCAAAGATCTATGGCATAGGTATTGGCCTTGCAATATTCTTTATGCAGATTGTGATACATTGTGTGTGAGTCCGTTGGATATTTTTGGCTCTTTCCGAGAGTTTAGGATGTTCACTAGTTACAACCCTGTGAATAAAACCCAATATTTCAATGGCGGAGTAAAATATTTTCCCTACACCATACATGATGATTTCTGGATACAAATGGAACAAGGTATAGAAAACTGGAACTATGATGAATATGGGTACGAACAGGATCTTTTTACAGATCTATTCTGGAAACAGCCCGATCTCGACATTGACAAAAATCAATCGTACATCGTACAGCAAGGACCATGGAGAGACTTTGACCATTTGAAAGATCATATGAAAAAAACACGCTGTATCTTACATTATCACAGCACACGTAATCCAGAACTTACTGCAAATCTCATGCAGGATACCTGGAACATGGTAAGTACAAAACTATGACATTAGAAAAACCAGCTGTTTCTAAGCTACAAGAACTCATAGCCGAAGAAAATAATCCCAACATCAAACTCAGAGTGTTTGTGCAAGGAGGAGGGTGCTCCGGCATGCAATACGGATTCACTTTTGACGAAGATCAAAACGATGATGATTTTGATTTTGAGTACTCTGGTGTAAAAGTAGTAGTGGATTCTATGAGCATGGAATATCTCCGTGGCGCTACTATCAACTGGAAAGAAGACACCATGGGTGCCAGTTTCGTCATAGATAACCCCAACGCTCAAACATCTTGCGGCTGCGGATCTAGCTTCTCTCCATACTGATCCAAACCGTCTGTTCCGGTAAATATACAAAAGGAACAGACAGATGGCCCAAGAAATCATCAATACCGGCGCGACTGCCAATGACGGCACAGGCGACCCGTTACGCACAGCATTCATAAAAACAGACTCTAACTTTGACCAGATCTGGGCCGCGGGTCCAGTGGGTACAAATGTACAGATTTCCGGTAACACCATAACCACTCTGCAGGTCAACCAAGACCTAGTGCTGGCTCCCAACGGTGTGGCCAATGTGCGTCTCAACAACAACACTGTTCCCAACGCCAACAACATATGGTATCTAGGTAGCACAACAAACCGCTGGCGCGGAGTTTATGTGGGTGCCGCCGGTCTGGATGTCACGGGCAACATCTCGGCTGCTTATGTCACTGTCACTGAAGACCTCACAGTAAATGGCAATCTCATAGTCGAAGGCGATGTGATACAGATTGGCAACATCGTCACAGATGCCAAAACCATACAGCTGGCCAACACAGCCGCAACAGATGCGCAGGCCAACGGATCAGGTATCACAGTGGGCGCCAACGACGATGTAGCTACACTATTATACAACAGCACTGACAACGAATGGCATACCAATATCGGTGCCAATGTCGCAGGTAATGTCACAGCCAACTACTTTATCGGCAATGGTAGTCAACTTACTGGTATCGTCAGCACCTATGGTAACGCCAACGTGGCTGCATACTTGCCTACCTATACCGGTAACCTAACGGGCAACAGCGCCTCGCTGACCAATACCCTGATCCTGGGCAATCTCGAACTGTATTCTGATGCCACCGGCGCTACGGACGCCTTGATCAAGACCGCTGGCGGATCTGGTGCTGATATCAATATCGAATCTTCGGGCAACTTATATCTCACCCCCGATGGTGGTGAGGTACTGATAACCAAACAAACTGCCAGTGTGGACGAAAACACCGGCGCATTATTAGTATATGGTGGTATAGGGGTAAATGGCAACATCAACAGCGGTGGCAACATTTCGGCCAACTACTTCATCGGCAACGGCAGTCTGCTCACCGGTGTCAGTTCCTATGCCAATGCCAATGCAGTGGCCTATGGCGAAGCAGGATGGGCTGGTAACATCATACCCTCGGGCAACGGTGTTTACAGTTTAGGTAACGCCACAAACTACTGGAGCAACCTCTGGGTAGCTGCCAACACCATCTACATCGGTGGTGTGGCCCTGGGCATCACTGGCAACACACTCACAGTAGACGGCGAGCCTGTGCTGAGCAACGACAGCACTGCAAATGTTTCCACTACTGGAAACATCTCTGCTGGCAACGTCTCTGTCACCGGAGACATCACGGCCAACAACTATGTGTACTTCCGTGGCGGATCAATCATTGGTGACGAAACCGATGGCAATATATTCCGCGTGATAGCACCATTGACCTATGGTGTCTCGATCGAGACCGATGCTGACATCGAAGGTAATAACTGGAACTGGACCTTCAATGCCGATGGTACTTTAGACACACCCGGGGCAGTCAACGTCACCGGTAATCTAGAAGCCAACAATCTCGTAGTGACCAACATTGCTGAGATCGGCGATCTCAGCCTAGCTGGTGGATACATAACACTCGTTGATGGTTCTGCATCCACAGGCATTGACATCAGCCCCAACCCCGAAGGCCAGGCGTTCCTACAAGTGCCCAACGACGCCACTGCCAACACAGCCAATCTCCGGGTAGTCAACAATGCGGGTAATGTCACGGTAGAGACCAACGCCGGTACCATCTGGACATTTGATTCCAATGGACAACTGGGCTTGCCTGACAAAGGCTCCCTGTATCCTTCTGCCGATGACAATGCTGGGTTGGTCCTGCTCGATACCGACAGTGGCAACCGAGCACAATTGGCTGCCATCGGTAATGTGCAACTGCGATCCGACAGTGCTAACTCTGGATATGAATGGACATTTGACACCAATGGCGATCTTACAGCACCTGGCAATGTCTCAGCCAATGCCATACTCACTGACAACTACTTCTACGCCAATGGCGCTCCGTTTGTGTCGTCCTCGACTGGTAACATCACGTTCAACAATACCACGATGTCACCGCCAGACGGAGAGGACCTGTTCATCACTGCGGCCAACAGCGAAGTAGAGATCACGGGTCTAGATTTCCGCGTAGAGGTCACAGATGACGTCAGGATCCAGGGCAACGACCTCGTCAGCATCAGGAACACCAGTAATGTTGAGGCCATAACCATACGCACCGACTACAATGGTAACGATTATTCGTGGGAATTTGATGCCACCGGCAACCTTATCACGCCTGGTAATATTGAGGTGTCAGGAGACATCACAGTGGCGGGTCACATAACTGGAACCAGCAGTTCCAGCACTCTGGTGCTTGAGGCCGAACCCAACAGCAATACCTACATCCAACTCAACGACACGGTAGACAGCACCATCAGTACTGTTGCCAATCTTGAAATCAGTACCGATGTGTCCAATACCGCCAAGACCTGGACGTTTGATACAACTGGCGATCTCTCTGCACCCGGCAACATCTCAGGCACCAACGTCATAGTTTCAGAATCCTTGATCGGGGCAGATGCCAGTCCGCAGCCCACGATATCTGGATTTAGCACTATAACAGCCACAGGCAACGTGGCTGGCGGGAATCTAACCACGGCTGGTCAGATTGTAGCCACCGGCAACATCACCGGCGGCAACTTAGTCACAGGTGGGTTGATAAGTGCCACTGGAACCATCACCGGTGATATCTTGGTCAGTTCCAATCAAAGCGGCCTCGAGGGTGGTGAGATTAACCTGTCGTTGCCAGCCGCTGCCAATACCACCTTGAGTGGCAACATCGTGGTGATCGACAGTTATGGAGATCAGCTAAGATTCTTTGAAGATGGTGGAACCACCCGTGGGCTATACATTGACCTCGTCAATTCGCCTGCTGGCGTAGGTGCTGCCATTGGCTATAGAGACATTCCCCAGGTGTCATTCACTGGCAACGCTACTATAGCCACCACCGATGCTGGCAAGCACTACTACTCCACACAGAGTAGCAACTACATCCTGACCATAGCCAACAACGCCAGCCAAGGTTTTGCGGTAGGTGCTGCCATCAGCATAGTGAACCAAGGCACCGGCAACATCACCATAGCACAGGGATCGGGCGTAAGCCTATACTTGGCCGGCAATGCTACGAGTGGCAACAGGAACGTGACCACCTTTGGCATGGCCACCATAATGAAAGTGGCCACAGATACCTGGTTCATCAACGGTACCGGAGTGTCATAAATGAGTGGCATCATGCAGTTGGTGGCCAACAACATAGCCTCATCTGTGGCTGTACCAACTGTGGTCACTGCCAATCTGCAACTGTATTTGGATGCGGCGGATCCTGCCAGTTATCCCGGGTCGGGCACCACTTGGACTGATCTGAGTCCCAATGCTTATTCCACTACATTGGTAGGTGCTCCTGCGTATAACTCAACCTATTTTACCTTTGATGGCTCTACACAATACGATGATACCAATCAAAGTTTGGGTGCCGAATCGTTCTCAGTGGGTGCTTGGTTCCGAACCAGTGCTGGCGGTATCAAAATGATCCTATCAAAAGAAACCGCAACTGGCAATCCATGGAACTATCGTGTATGGCTAAACGGTGGACAACTTGTCGGTGATATGAGCCAAGTTACCACTCAGGCATCAATCACCAGTTCACTGACCAACTACAATAACGGCAGTTGGTATTTGGTAATGTTTACCAGAAACGATTCTAACTGGTATCTCTATGTCAACGGTACACAAGTGGCAACACGAGCAGATCCCTACACAGGATCAGTAACTAATCCTCAAGAACTCTGGGTTGGACGATCAGCATACACAGCTGGATATCAATTTACTGGAGATATAGGGCAGGTGTTTATCTACGATCGTGTGTTGTCTGCTGCAGAAATCCTACAAAACTACGACGCTACCCGAGCCACCTACGGCTTGTAAGCCCGCAAAACTCGCTAAATACACTCAAAGCGAGGTAAACGATGGCGATCCAGGTAATAAACGTAGGCACAGTACCCAATGACGGCACAGGCGATGGTCTGCGCACAGCATATATCAAATGTAACGACAATTTCGCGTTCTTGAATTCACGAGTACGTACTTCTGTGCCCACAACATCTTTGGGCTCAGTAGGCGATATCGTGGGTAACTATGCTGTAGATTCAGGATTTTTCTATATCTGTTTCCAGGACTACGATGGTTCGTCTGTGATCTGGGGACGAGTGGCACTAGACACGAGCTGGTAATATATGGCACAACCACAGTGGATAACTCCTCCTGGAGATCTGGGAACCATAGCCGAAGGGCTGTTCTTTTCTACGCCTGTGGTAGCTATAGATCCCGATGGTGGTACAGTAAAATACACTTTGATCGCTGGCACATTGCCCGAAGGTATACAAGTCAAAACCAATGGAGTAGTGGAAGGTGTTCCGCAGGCCTTCGCCACAGTGCGAGGTGTACCCACAGAGGTCAGCGAAAACGTCACTTCTAGATTTGCCGTGCGTGCATTTGTGGAAACTCCGGGATCCATACGCAGGATCGCTGACCGCACTTTTTCGATCACCGTGACAGGCCAGGATCTTCCAGAATTCATCACACCTGCCGGCAGTATAGGTTTGTTTTATGACGGCAACACAGTGGAGTTCCAGATTGAATTTACCGACTCAGATCCAGGCGATGTGGTAGTGGTCACGCTGGAAGATGGTGAACTACCTCCTGGATTGTCAGTGACCACAGACGGCCTGATCACAGGATATATCACACCTGTGGCTCCACTGCCTGATACTGCCATCGCAGGCTACGACCGTGATGGTACTACCTATGATCAGTTTCCGTTTGATTTCTCCAGCCGTAGTATCAGCAAGAACTATCAGTTCACTCTGCAGATATCTGACGGCAAAGATCGCAGCCAGAGAACATTTGAGATGTTTGTGGTAAGCCGTGACAGCCTTACTGCCGATACCACAGATTTCACGGCGGACAATGATCGCATCACTGCTGATGTATTACCACAACGATCACCGTTTATTATCAACTATCCCAAAGATGGCAACCTTGGTACCTACCGGCACTCCAACTTCTTTGCCTATCAGTTCCAGGCCCTGGATCTCGACGGAGATCCGTACCAATTCATGATCGCCATGGGCGATTCGGCCGATCTACCGCCGGGTCTGACATTCAATCAGGAAACGGGCTGGCTCTACGGTTATCTGCCCGACCAAGGTGCTACGGAGACTGAATTCGAGTGGGACGTATTCGTTTACAAACGAGACAACCCTACACTGATTTCCTCAGCTTACACCTATGTCATGACCACTATCGGCGACGTAGAAACCGGAGTGGTCTGGCTCACACCGCAGGATCTTGGATCCATAGACAACGGTGCTGTGAGCCTGCTGGTCATAGAAGCCACCAATCCTTCAGGACGGCAGTTATTCTATAGATTGGAGCCCGGTGATTATCCTGCATTGCCGGGAGTGTATAACAAATTACCGCAGGGACTGCAACTGTTACCATCTGGGGTGATCGCCGGTCGTGTGAGTTTCAATACATTCGCGCTGGATGGTGGTACCACTACTTTTGATCAGGCTCGTGCCACACGCCTTGATGTGGAACCTACCACATTTGATTCGGTATTCCGCTTTACCGTGAACTGCTACAGCCAAGATGGCTTGATATCAGTGTTCCGCGACTTTGAAGTTCGTGTGAATCGTGAGTTCAATGAACCCTATGAAAGTCTTTACATACAGGCCATGCCTGGACAAGACGATCGAGATCTCTTAGACAGCTTGCTACAGAATCAAGACATCATAGAACCTCAGTTCCTGTTCCGACCCGATGATCCTTATTTTGGTCGTGCCCAGCGAGTGATCTATGTGCATGCCTATGGATTGCGTAGCGCCAGTCTGGAGGAATATGTACAGGCCCTAGAGCTCAATCATTTTGACAAACAGCTGATATTAGGTGATATACGTGTGGCCCAGGCCCGCAGAGACAACACCGGAGATGTGGTCTATGAAGTGGTCTACGCCAACGTAGTAGATACCGGAGTGAACGAGAGGGGCGAAAGCCCTCCTCAGACTGTAGACACAGCATTCCCTATCACAGTGGATGGTGAAACAGTGACCGAAGTCTATCCCAACAGTTTGATTGAAATGCGAGATCAGGTCATAGATGTGGTCGGGCAGTATGCACAGGTGTTACCTCTTTGGATGACATCCAAACAAGAAAATGGACGTGTGTTAGGATTTACTCGTGCGTTCATCATCGCTTACTGTGTACCGGGCAAAGGCGAGCAACTGGCCTATAATATACGCACACAATGGGGTGAGAGATTGAATCTCATCGATTTCCAGGTCGATCGTTATATCCTGGATCGGCAGCTCAGCAAGAACTGGATACCCTACGACGACAGTACGATCTCTGGAGAATGGATACCTGCCCAGAGCACTACATTTGACATACTACCTTACTATAGCATAGCTCTCAATACTCTGATAGGGTCCGGTTATCAGATAGGAGATCGACTAAAGGTCCTGGGTTCTGATCTGGGCGGTGTCGACGGTACGAATGATCTCACGATCACAGTCACGCAAGTATCAGAAACTGGCCGCATAGAAAAGCTGATATACGAAGGATTCGTGGATAGACAAGTGGATCCTAACACAGTATTCGCTAACTTAGCGCCTATCACAGTCACAGGTTTTGGAGTGGGTGCATTGATCACTGTGACTGTGTTGATCGCCGATGGCGCCACTATTTTTGACGGTGGCAGCTTGCGATTCAATACACCCGTGGATCAATACGGGCTTACAGATCAATACAACAAGTATCTGCTGTTCCCCAAAGTAAACATACTTTATGGACCTCCAGAACCACCTCCGCCCCCGCCACAATTGACTGGCGCATAGGGTGCAGGTTCATAAATATAGACATATTTGACAGGACGACGAGATGGCATCTAACATCAACCCAAACAACATCGACACCGCTTATCCTATAGCGGGCCAGGACAATGACTCGCAGGGTTTCCGCGATAATTTCACCAACATCAAGACCAACTTCCAGTATGCGGAAGAGGAAATCGATGATCTGCAGAGCAAGGTCCTGCTGAAATCTGCACTGACAGGTACCACCCTAGACAACGACATGGGTGGCGCACTGCTAAAAAACGCCAAGCTACAAGGCACTAGATACACACGTATCGCTCCCAGCGCCACGTCGGGTTCCATCGACATAGATTTTTCTGCGGGCAGCTATTACAAGATCAGCCAGCTCACGGGCAATGTTACTCTAGGTTTTACTAACTTACCCAGCGCAGGCAACTATGCAGAGTGGACTGTACAACTCACACAGCCATCGTCGCCTTATCTGGTCACACTACCAGCCGCAGTGTCTGTGGGTAACGCTACCTTGCAAGGTTGCGATGCTAACAACGTGGTCACTTACAACAAGTCTGGTACCTACAACTTGCAGTTTTCGACCAGCGATGGTGGTACTACCATAGTGGTAGAAGATCTCAGCCGTAACACAGATCCTATCTATTTGCCCAGTTCCGAAGATGTGGCCAATGCTGCCGCGATCAGTCTGGGTAAGACCGCTGCCTATTTCACTACAGCAGCTGCCGAAACAGCTACTTTGGCTGCAGGTTACGAAGGACAGCTCAAAACGCTGATGGCCTCTAACGTAGCAGCCGGTAACATGGTCGTCACAGTGACCAACCCAGGTTGGTCCACATCCGCCACTGGTACTGTCACTTTTGACACACGCGGCGATGCTTGCATGCTCCAATATATCAATGGAAAATGGTACGCTGTGGGCAACAATGGTTGCGATTTCGCCTAAATCTCAGAAATCGTTGACATACCCGCTCCTCTATGCTAAAGTAGTGTAGAGGAGTTTTCATTTATGCAGATCGATCTAAACCGATATACCGAATTCGTCGAAAAGGTCACCAGCGATGCCAGCAATAATCTTACCACTTTCATGGACACCTTGGATCGGCTGGATGCCAATTACGAAGTGTTCGATGGAGAACAGCGACATGGTCCAGACATCAATGTTCCGTTGTTGCTCACAGGTGCTCTAGGTATGGCAGCCGAAACTGGCGAGTTCTGTGAGATTCCAAAGAAGATTTTCTTCCAAGGCAAATCACTGAACGAAGAAGCTGTGTTTCATATGAAGCGAGAACTGGGCGACATCATGTGGTACTGGATCAATGCTTGCCGCGCCTTGCACCTCGATCCTAACGAAGTCATAGCCGAAAACGTGCGCAAACTAGAAAGCCGTTATCCCGGCGGGTCATTTGATCCCTACTATTCAGAAAACAGGAAAGAGGGAGATCTGTGATGGAACATCCGCTGATCGGCAACTTAGACGAGCTCACCATAGAACAACTGTCTGAAAAGATCAACGATCTGCACCGAAAACTTTCCGTGGCACATCGCAGTGGCAATGGATATCTCTGTGATCAGATCCGGATGGCCATCGAGAGCTACAGCAACAAAATGCGGCAACGGCAAGACGAGCAGTATCAAGCCGCACAACAATCTTTTGATGACAAGATAAAAATATCATGAACGCACGCATAGATTACGAAACCGATTTCTTAGCCGCGGTATATTGGGAAGATCGTGTGCTGTTCAATCACTACCACTTGGTAGTCAAGATGCGCACCATGAGCATGGACAATCAAGAACACAACATAGCATTGGATCGCATCCGATATCTCGTGGAAAACATGATGACCAATTCGGTATTTGCCTGTGAAGAAGATCGTGCGGCCATCAAGAAGTTGGAATCAGCCGGAATGAGGGTGATCAGCTTGCCCGAAATACCGGTTGACCAGATCGTGGGAATGATGCTATTCTCTAAGATCACTGCCGCTATGGAAGATCATATGGAGATTGGTCAGCTTAGTGTGAGTTCCAGCCTAGGTGAAGGTATAGTATATCATCAAGATGCATCCGAAGGAATAGGCCCATTTGAAAATGAAGGTTGGTGGACAGATCCTGAACCTCGAGCCCAGGGTGCAATATCTGGCGGAGGTAAAGTGGTAAAACTACAACGACCTACCACCTGGCGCGATCTAGATCTGCATTGGGAAGATGACGACGAGGACCAAGAATCTCAAGAAGAAACCAACAAAACAGTAGTGGCATTCCGCAAAGATGAAACAGAATAAATTTGGAGAAATGATTTTCACCGAAGATGATGTGATCGATCTTGTGATGCAAGGGCACGACATCCGAAGGATCAAAAACATGATCGTAGATCAGGCTGTGGATCTTTCTAAATTTCCTGACAATATCGATCCTATACCAGATCTGCTGGCACAACGATTCCATTCATGCTCGGTTCCAGAATTTCATGCCCGGCAACAAAGCCATTGGCACATGCCCGATGAATATCGCGACATGAACATCGCCGAATACATACTGTCGTTGTGCGATACCCAAGCACAACTACAGCGGGCGGGTCAAGAACTATTGTTGTATCAACAACATGATCTGTTTGATCTCCTGCGTTATATGAAGTATCTCGTAGATGTGATGAAACAAAACAACGTGATCTGGGGTGTGGGTCGTGGTAGTAGCGTGGCCAGTTATGTGCTGTATCTCCTGGGTGTACATCGGATTGATAGCATGTACTATGATTTAGACCCCCAGGAATTCTTGCGTTAAATAACCGCAAACAAAGGAGTCCCTAATGACCAAGAAAATTTATCGAACCGCCCAAGGTAAAGTAGTGGATCTGGGCAGTATCATCCTACAAAACGAAAACACTCGTGCTGTGGGAAACATGGGCGTAAATGCCCGAGGCGACATCGTTGATAGCCGCAATAAGTCCGTGAAAAGTCGCACACAACAAGTGAGCCGACAATACAATCGCCAGGTCAGCAATGTGCAAGACGAACCTGTGAAGACCAGCCGCAAGGCCAAGGCCGACGAACCAGCGCCGGTCGCTCAATCTATCAAAGTGGAACCCGTCGCATCTCCACCGCCTGTGGTCGAACAGCCACAGACCACATCGGCTGATTCAGCAGGTGGACTAGCCGCTGCCATCGCCAAAGCTCGGGCTATCAAACAGGAGCCTCTCAAGACTCCTCGGCAGCTCAAACAAGAACAATCTGGAGTGACTAAGATATAATGAAAGCCGCATACGCACCTACCCGAATCTCTCATCTACGTGCTCTCAATGACTCTGTCATAGTGAGCAACATGATGTTCAAAGAAACCCGTACTTTGAGTTCAGGGATCATACTACCTCAGGACGACGGTAAATCATCTGGAATCCGCCCTCGTTGGGGGCAGGTATATGCTGTTGGTCCAGAACAGAAAGATGTCATGGTAGGACAGTGGATCTGCGTGGCACATGGTCGTTGGACACGTGGGTTAGAAATCGAAGACACAGAAGGTGTTCGGACCATTCGCAAAATTGATCCAAAAGATATACTGCTGGTATCAGACGAAGCGCCAGCAGCCGACGACACCATTTCGGAAGCCGTCTCGGGTACCTAAAAAAGGATTATCAGATGCAAGTAAGAGCTAGCCAATTCCAAGAAGGTGGTGTACCTTGTGGTTGCGGTCGCAGTCCCAACGGACTATGTATGGGATGGCACGGGTTGACAGAATCCGATTATCGTGCTAAACTCAATGAATGGGAAATCGAACAATACAAGAAACAGGCCCAGGAACTCTGGGGAGATTCTTGCACAAATGGACGAAGTGAATGAAAGAACTCTGGACAGAAAAATATAGACCTCGCGTACTCACAGATTATGTGTTCCGCGATGATGAACAGCGGAAACAGGTCGAAGGATGGGTGAAGTCGGGCGCGATTCCTCACCTGTTGTTCAGTGGAGCGCCAGGCGTGGGCAAGACCACCTTGGCCAAGATCCTGATCAATGAACTGGGCATAGATGACTATGACGTACTAGAGATAAATGCTAGTAGGGAGAACTCAGTTGATACCATCCGTGATAAGATCACAGGGTTCGTGCAGACGATGCCGTTCGGTGCGTTCAAGGTGGTCCTGCTTGATGAGGCAGACTATATTTCGCCAAACGGGCAAGCCGCGTTGCGTGGCGTCATGGAGACGTATCACGCGAGTGCTAGGTTTATCCTTACTTGTAACTATCCCAATCGAGTCATACCTGCTCTACATTCAAGATGCCAGGGCTTCCACATTGAACGGGTTGACGTTACTGAATTCACTGCTCGTATGGCTACTGTACTTGTCACTGAAGCAGTTGAATTCGATCTCGACACGCTAGACACCTACGTCAAAGCCACATACCCAGATCTGCGCAAATGCCTAAACATGTGCCAGATGAACAGTACAGAAGGTCGTCTGGATGCTCCGCATGGTGACGAGGGTGGTGTGAAAGAATGGAAAGCTGATGTAGTACAACTGTTCAAAGCCGGGCGTATCCAAGAAGCTCGCAAATTGATGTGTGCTTCGGCCCGACCCGAAGAGATGGAAGAAGTGTTCCGCTGGATGTATGATAATCTAGACCTCTGGAGTGTAGATCCACACAAGCAGGATCAAGCCATCGTGATAATCCGCAACGGTATCGTAAACATACCCATGGTAGCAGATCAAGAGATCAATCTTGCCGCTACCATGATTGAACTAGCGAATCTGCAATGAGATATTTCATAGTCAACTATTACCAAAAAGCCAATGGCAAGATGGACGAAAACACTACTGTGGCCAAGCGAGTAAAGATGCGCGATCTGCAATCAGCGGCCGTTATTTTGGATTTCAAAGAATGCAAAGTGGTCAAAGCTAGCCTGGCAGGTACAGTGATTCCCAAAGACTTCCAGCGCATCGCCAGCTTTTATCATCAGCACTATCCCAATATAATAGAACGTTTGTTCAAAGAAAACGGTTATGAAATCTCGGTGGAAAAATCTGGATCGCCTGATCCTAGTTGATTGCGATGGCGTGCTCCTGGATTGGGAGTGGGCTTTCAACGTATGGGTCCAACAGCATGGATTCGAAGAACAACCTGATGCCAAGCTACATTATGACATGGGTGTCAGATACGGCACATCAAAAGAACAGATCCGCAAGCTCATAAAGATCTTCAACGAGTCGGCCAGCATCGGCTTCCTTCCTGCTCTGCGCGATTCAGTGTATTACGTGAAAAGATTGCACGAAGAATACGGCTATAGGTTCCATTGTATCACTAGTCTAAGCCGGGATGAAAACGCCCAGAAACTGCGGGAGATGAATCTACATAAGATCTATGGCTCCACTGCGTTTGAGCGAGTAGTGTGCTTGGACACTGGCGCACACAAAGATGAGGCTTTGGAAGAATACGAAGGCACAGGCTGCTGGTGGATCGAAGACAAGCCCGAAAATGCCCTAGCAGGATGGCGAGCAGGGCTACGACCCATCCTGCTGGAGCACGGTCACAACATGAACTACGATCACCCAGACATCTTGATCTGCAAGAACTGGGCTGAAATCTTCCGTAGGATTACTGGTTCCTCCTATTCTGCATAGAGTCCTAGCACTGTATCAATAATGGGGTGACGTTGGATGTCCCGATTCCCTAAGGTACACACGGTTAGGCCATTTGCCGCTTGGGCTTTCAGTCTCTCACAGAGATCTAGGAGGCCATTGTCTTTCTTGTTTCGGTCGGTCTGTTCAACGTCACCCGTGACTACTATTTTTGAGCCTGTACCAATACGGCTCAAAAGCATTTTCATTTGTCCTGGAGTTGCATTCTGCATCTCGTCAGCGATGATCCAACTAGATTTGAAAGTACGTCCCCGCATGAATGCTAAAGGGGAGATTTCTATGATCTGGTCTTCCATCATCCGTGCGATATCTTGAGGTCTGTAGTATTCTCTCAACACATCCAGCAAGGGTCTGGTCCACGGCTCCATCTTCGATATAAGGTCGCCCGGGAGGAAACCATGCTTTTCATCTTCCACACCTACCGCAGGACGGGTAAGAACTATCCTGTCACATGAACCTGATCTGAGAGCCTTGATGGCCGCTTGCATGGCCAGATAGGTCTTGCCCGTTCCAGCAGGACCTACAGCCACCACTATGTGCTGGCCGGGATCTAACAGATTCACTATGAGACGTTCTTGATTGCGGGTTTTTGGCACCAGGTCTATGGGCCTGGGTTGTTGGCGGAGTGCTTGATTGAAATTGATGGTGTTTTCTTGCGTTTGCATGCGTTTTTGAGCTTTCGCTCCTCTTGCTCTACTCAATGTCGGTTCTCCTTTGAACATAATGTGCGCTACCTCACATGAATATTTAGGTGGGAGATTTCGCTCATATCAGAGGACAGAATACTGAGATTTCTCTGCTAAGTATTAGGCTACACCAAAAACAGTACCACACCAAAAAAACACAAATCTCGCCCGCAGGTAAATATATCATGGACTCAAAGATCTTCAAAGGCGCCACAGACTACTGGATGGTAGCCGATAATATCCGTGATATCTACTTGTCAGACGGAAGCCTAACCACACTGCTGGATTTCGAGCGTGTGCTGGACGAGATGGATCTCTACGCTTTCCAGAACTGGGAGCTAGGTGAGCTGGTTTCTGGACCCGATATAGGCGCCTACAAAGTGGGTTGCATATTCATGTGGCCTGGCGATCTCATGCCCGATCCACGTGGTGCCCGCAGACTGCTGCCTTTTGATTGCGATGTGAAATTCAAGAAGACCAAGATCAAAGTGCCCGTGAAACTGGAACGGCCCTCAGATTTCCGTCCTGGCACACACAAAGCCAAACTCACTGAAAAACCTGTTTGGCTAGTAGAGATCATCATGCCCAAGCATCTCATGAATGATATCCGCACAGGATCCATCGAGCTAGAAGATCAAGACATTGATCTCGAAGAGCTAGATTCGGCATATCAAGAAGATCTAGACCAAGAACAGTATCAAGATGCTGGTTCAGCCCAGGACACCCAGCAACAGATGCAATCACCAGGAGGACCTGCAGGTGCCCCACCTCTTATCTGAAGGGATGAAATATAAAGATCTCGTGGGCATGATGAAGCCTACCATCCACATAGACGAATTCGCATCCAAGATGGGAGATGACGATGAGATAGTAGTTGCGTCCTTCTTCGTGCGTGATCGCCAGGCCGCCAAAGATCTAGTGAACTGGTTTGAAAAGGGCTATGATTTCGTTCTGGACGCCGACATGAGTCCAGGTGAAATCAAACCCAACCGTTATCTCGTTTATGTAGAAATGAAGCGTCGCAGTACCACAGGTGAAAAACTGCAAGAGCTGTTGGATGATTTCCACACTCTCACAGAGCACGAAGGCTCGGGTTGGACCATGCATTATCGCGGCGAGGAATATCCTTTCTCCGTGGACACATTCAACCGTGTGGTTCCTACTAGTCCTGCAGAATATCGCAAGCGTGAAGAAAAAGATCTCAATGAGATGCGCCATGCATCTGGTTTGCCTGTCAAGCAGATCTATAAGCGTGAACGCGATATCAAAAGTTTGCAAAGCGCAGCCGGCCTACTGTAAATAGTAGGTGGAAAATTACTGCCCTTTACCCTTCAAACATGTGTTTGTAGAACCTCGAGGCGTCAAGCCTTGCTGTTCTTACAAGTACCAGTCTCCTGTATCTGTCGAACAATGGATCAAAAGCCCAGAACTAAAGGAATTACAATCCTCATTCCTTCAAGGAAAAATACCTGAAGGTTGTAGTTTTTGCATCGAAAACGAAAAAAAATCGAATCATAGTACCAGACTGGGTGCGATAAAAGATTACGGCACTGAAATATTCACAGAAACACAGATTGATTATGTAGATTATAGATCCAGTAATATCTGTAATTTTAAGTGCCGGAGTTGCGAACCTTACTTCAGCAACGGAATCGCAAATGAAATAAAACACAACAAATCATTGAAGGATTTTTTATCTATAAAAAATGATCATCTACACGATCTAAAATTGCCAGATTCAAAAACTGCTTCGACAGAACTTGAAGACTATCATTGGATAATAGAAAATTTATCCAACATAAAAAGACTGATGTTCACAGGTGGAGAACCAACCAAAATACCACTGGTAAAAAAAATCATCGATCATATCAGACATCACGGAATTTATGATGTACAAGTAATGATCACCAGCAACGCTAGTTTTACAGATCCTTATTGGACAGAAATCACCAGAGAACTGCCTAACATACATTGGACTTTGAGCCTTGACGCAGTAGGAACGGCAGCTGAAATAATCCGGGCAGGCACAGTATGGCCGGTTGTTAGTCGTAATATTGAAACAATGTTTGACATATCTCCGTCGGTAAACATAGGCACTATCGTTACGAATCTCAATGTTTTCCAACTGAAGCCATTGTTTCGATTTGTAAATGATCTCGGATACAAATACAGCCACCGTAGCAATGGTCGCACTCAATTTATACAATTTTGCCAATGGCCCATGTACATGTCTCCGGATATCCTGAGCAACGATCAGAAAACACAAGCATTAGATTATCTCGCGAGTTTCGAGCGTACAAAATTACAAAAATCTCAAATTGATGCCATTGATGCACTCACAAAAATCCTACAGAGTCAGGAAAAAACTCCAAAAAATAGATTAGAACTAAGTCAACAATATAACAAACTATTAGATCAAATACGAAACGAAAATCATGAGTGGCTTTTTACTCCTATGCACTGACTAAATACCCGGAAGGAGACCCACAATGTCCGTGATAACCGAACAACAACTAGTAGAACTGCTACCAAAAAACCGATACATTGCACAATGGTGTAATGCTCTCAACGCGATACTGCCCGAATATGATATCAACACACCCACCCGTGTGGCAGCGTTTATAGCCCAATGCGCTCATGAGTCGGGTGGATTCCAGTTCCTACAGGAAAATCTCAACTATCGTGCAGCCAGCCTGCGCAAGGTTTTCCCCAAGTATTTCCCTACAGATGCCTTGGCCGAAGAATATGCCGCCAGACCCAATAGACAAGAAGCCATCGCCAATCGCATTTACGCCAACCGTATGGGAAATGGTGATGAAGCATCAGGCGATGGATTCCGTTATCGTGGTCGTGGCTTGATCCAGCTTACAGGAAAAAACAACTACACGATCTTTGCCGCGTCTATAGAAACTCCACTGGAAGAAATCCCTGGCTATCTGCAGACATTCGAAGGAGCGGTACAGAGCGCCTGCTGGTTCTGGGATCAAAACAATCTCAACCGAGAAGCTGACGCCAAAGATATCAAGACCATGACACGCAAGATCAATGGCGGATTCATCGGTCTTGAAGATCGTATCAAGCATTATGAGCATGCCTTGCATGTGCTAGAGGGCTGATATGTTTGGAATAGGTGGAGCGATCAAAGCCATAGTGGCCCTGATCATCGTGGTAGTGATCGCAGGTGGGATATGGTACGTCACTGGATTGAGAGCCGATCTCGCAGTGAGCGAAGCCAACTCTGCCAAACTGCAAGAAGGCATACAGCAACAACAGGCTTTGATGGACCAGATGCGTGAAGACATCGCCACCATACAGAAGACCAATGCCGAACTGTCAGCACAGAACGAACGCCAGAAGAAAGACGTCGAATCTCTTAGCCGTAAATTTGACAAACGTGATATCGGTGCCTTGGCAGCAGAAAAACCTGAAGTGATCGAGAAACTGGTCAATCGAGGGTCTGTCAACGCACTCCGCTGCCTGGAACTGGCATCAGGAGCACCATTGAATGACAAAGAGAAATCAGCAAAAACACCAACGGAGGCCAATCGTGAATGTCCGGGTCTTATTGACAGCGATTATACTGCCCCTGCTCGTTAGCGGTTGCGCCAGTTTCGGAGGTCTGTTTGGATCTTCGGTGAAGCCCATAGAAGTGCAGACCAAGGCACAGGAGCGCACCAGACTCAATTTGCCAGACCCTGCGCCTTTCCAGGCCAGAGAAGTGGAGTGGATTATCATCACACCAGAGAACGCACCACAGGTATGGGCACGACTCAAAGAAAAAGGTGATGACACAGCATTGTTCGCCATCACAGACAATGGCTACGAAGCCTTGGCATTGACTATAGCAGAACTGCGCAGTCTCATAGCACAACAGCGGGCCGTAATCATCAAGTACAAAGAGTACTATGAGCCTCGGGAGGCTGAAAAGAAGTGAACCAGGAAAAAGAACTATCCTGGTGGCAGCGGATTTTCCGTAGCAAGGCCCGGCTCACGTACTGGTTAGGTGATCAGGCCTATGAAACCCTTGTGTGTGGGTTCACTGAAAAAGAACCCACCTGCATAGTGTTCCGGGACTACTGGAACAAGAAAACCATAATGGTGAGGCACAGCCAACCCATAACTTATGTTTTAGAAGAGATCAAATAAAAGGAGCATGCAATGAAACATATCATTTTCGCCGCAGGTCTAGCACTGGCAGTATCGTATCCTGCCTATGCCGACAAGCATGACAAAAAAGAGCCCGAGACCAAACAAGTTTGTGTGGACGTCCAGGGCAAAGACGGTAAACCCGTGATAGATCCCAAGACCAAGAAACCCAAGCAGAGCTGTACCACAGTGAAGATCCGTAAAAAGCACGAAGGTACGGCTATCCCTGACGGCAAGAAATAAACAGGAATCACAATGAACGAAGCGGCATCAATGATCATGACTATGGAACCACATCAGACTATGAATCTGGTCATCGCCATAGTGGTAGTCATAGCCGCTTTGATCATCTGGAACTTCCAGCGCGACAAAAACAACCAAGTAGACATCAAAGATCTTATCTGCGTTGATGGCAAGATCAACTCAAACAAGTTCATGCGGTTTACCGCATTCGTGGTCAGCACTTGGGGATTCATTTATCTCATAGTTGACCAGCGTTTTTCAGAATGGTACTTCGCTGGCTATATGGCCACTTGGACTGGATCTGCTCTTTTGAGCAAATGGATCGACAGCAAAAGCTCTAGCACGAACAAAGACAGCTAATAAGTACAGGCTGTGAAAGATCATTATCGTACCCTGGGCGTAGAACGCTCATCCTCCGCCGACGAAATCAAACGGGCCTACCGTAAACTAGCGTCCCAACATCATCCTGACAAAGGTGGGGATACCCAGCGGTTCCAGGAAATCGAGGAAGCCTATCGTGTGCTCAGCGATCCTGCACAGCGAGAACAATACGATAATCCCGGTGTGAGAGTCAACGTCAATGGTGGTACTTTCCATAATACCGCGTTTGATTTTGACACTATATTCGAGATGTTCGGTACCAGGATGCACCCAAGACATCAGCAGGCCCAGCGCAATCAGCGTGTGAGCATATGGATAGATCTCGAAGACGTGGCCACGGGTGGCAAAAAGGTCATGAGCCTGGCCACACATCAAGGCGCGGTGAATCTAGAAATAATGATTCCGCAGGGCGTACAAGACAACGAAAATGTGCGATACTCTGGGCTGGCACCAGGAGGACATGATCTAGTAGTGAACTTCCGGGTAAAACCCCACAAGACCTGGGCGAGAGATGATCTCAACCTTTATACCGAACGGCCTGTGGATTTCTGGCAGCTGATCCTAGGCACCGATCTGATAGTGCGAGACATACAAGGGCGTGAGATCTCGCTTACAGTACCACCACGCACACGGCCCGGTACCATGTTGCGAGCTCGCGGGCGTGGACTTGCCAGACAAGGGCACAATCCTGGAGATCTCATGGTGCGTTTGCAGGCATCAATGCCCGATCACATACCTGAAGAAATAATAGAAATATTACGGAAAAACCAGGTCAATAAATAATTGCATGAAATTGACAAAGCGTGTGCTGTACAATCGTGCCAAGCCTTGGGTTTTCGTAGGGTGTGATTTCCAGACCGAACGGTTGGCAAAACAGATGCTGACACTCATGCGTGAACAGCAGGGCATAGGATTGGCCGCACCACAGATCGGGATATCCAAACGTGTATTCGTCATGGACATACATGGCAGAGAACGGGCGTGTTTCAACCCAGAAATCACTTTCCGGAGCGATGTGTTGACCGAATTCCCCGAAGGATGCTTGAGTTTTCCAGGAGAAGAGTGTATAATAAAAAGACCCGATACCATATCTGTGCGCTATCAAGATCGCCACGGTGATTGGATCGAAGATGACATGGTAGGACTAGAAGCGAGATGTTTCCAGCACGAACTGGATCATCTCGATGGCGTAGTGATGCACGACAGACAAAAGGAACAAAATGCAACAGAATCCTGAGATCGAACATATCTTGGCCAATGCACAGAAGATTGCTAGAGCTAAAAAACATGAATATATTACCCTGGAGCACTTAGCTCTGGCCTTGGTGCGGCACGCACCTTTCAATACGGTCCTGGCAAAATTTGGTGTGATGGTAGACGGATTAGAAAATGATATCGAATCCTATATCGACAGCATCGTGAGCCTCAACATGGACAAGGATGTAGAACCCAAAAAGACCAATGCCTTGGAACGTGTATTCAATCGTGCGCTCACGCAGGTCTTGTTTACCGGTCGTCGTTCTGTGACCACAGTAGATCTTTGGTTGGCTATCATGAACGAAAGCAACAGCCATGCCCATTACTTCATGCTGAAATATGGACTGGATAAGAAAACATTCGTAGAGTTCTGGCAAGAACATTATTCTAATAAAGGTGGCATGATCAGCGATGAACAGGCTGACGAGATCTTGGAAGAACACTGTATCAACCTCAGCGAGAAAGCCAGGACAGACAAACTAGAACCCTTGATCGGTCGTGGCACCGAGCTCAACGAGATCATCACAGTACTAGCTAAAAAGTTCAAATCAAACGTGCTCATGGTGGGCGATCCAGGCGTGGGCAAGACTGCCATCGCCGAAGGCCTGGCTACCATGATCCATCAAGGCAATGTGCCGGAGTTCTTGAAAGAACATGAAGTATGGAGCCTGGAGATAGGTAGCCTGTTAGCAGGATCAAAGTATCGTGGCGAATTCGAAGAAAAACTCAAGGCCGTGATCATGGCACTGGAGCAGAAAAAGAAAGTGATCTTGTTTATTGACGAAGCACATACCATGCGTGGTGCTGGTGCAGGTTCTAGTTCTAGTTTAGATTTTGCCAACATGATCAAGCCCGCTATTACCAAAGGCCTGCTCAAGGTCATCGCTAGTACCACATGGGAAGAGTACTACGAGAGCTTTGAAAAAGATCGTGCCCTGATGCGCAGATTCTATCGTGTGAGCATTGACGAACCCGATCATGATACCACTATCCGCATCCTCACAGGACTGCAACCTCGATTGGAAACTTTCCATGGTGTGAAGATCGAAACCGATGCCATCACCCGTGCAGTAGACTTGGCCACGAGATATCTACATGACAAGAAAAATCCCGACAAGAGCATCGATCTCGTTGACGCTGCCTGCGCACGTGAGCGTGTGAAAGATCTCGAAGGCGCGGTGATCACTGCTGAAATGATCCAGGATCAGGTAGGCCGAGTGGCAAACATTCCTGCAGACCGCGTGAAAAACGACGTAAACCAAAAAGTAGTAGAACTGGAATCAAACATCAAGCAACGACTCTATGGTCAGGATCAAGTGGTGGACCAGGTATTAGAACGCATCTATGTGAACTATGCTGGTATCGCTAGCCAAAAACGCCCTGTGGGCTGTTTCTTGTTCCTTGGACCCACTGGTACAGGTAAGACTGAGCTGGCCAAGCTGTTGGCCCAGAACCTGGACATGACCCTGTTGCGATATGACATGAGTGAATATCAGGATCGGCATACGGTCAGCTCGTTGCTTGGTGCCCCTCCGGGATTTGTCGGATATGATGATAGCCAGCTGGGCGGCGGCAAGTTGATCAATGACTTGTCTAAACATCCGTTCTCTGTGTTGCTGTTCGACGAAGTGGAAAAAGCACACCCTGACGTGGCCAATATCTTCCTGCAGATGATGGACGAAGGTACTATCACTGGAAGCAATGGCAAGAAAGTAGACGTCAAAAACTGTATCATCATCATGACTTCTAACTTGGGCGCCAGAGACAATGAAAACAACAATATCGGATTTGGTCAGACCCTGGAAAAATCCGGCGAAGAAGATCGTGCAGTGAAAGATTATTTCAAGCCCGAACTACGCAATCGTCTTGACATGATCTGCAAGTTCAATCGCTTAGACAAATTATCGATCAAGAAAGTGGTAGTGAAATTCGTAGACGAGCTCAAGCACAGTTTGACGGAGAAAAACATTACCTTGAATCTCACCGAAGCCTTGATCGATCATCTAGCAGAAGTGGGCTATGACCCCAAGATGGGCGCTCGACCATTGAGCCGCAAGATCGACGAGCTGATCAAGATTCCTCTCAGCAAGAAGATCCTGTTTGAAAATCTCCGAGACTGCACTCTTACCGTAGGTTGGAAACAGGATTCTATCACGTTCGATCATGCTAAATCTCACACAGGCAGCGTAGATGAAAATGGATATGTCGTCGTCGGCTAGACGCCTGCTCAACATAAAGCTGGTTTCCAAGGACCGGCCTTTCTACGACCAGTATGATTTTGTGTTGTGTATCAAGCAGGCAGAAATCAGTGTGTTGAGATCCAAGAGCCATGCTGCCATAGACATGGAACTGGATCATCGACAGAGCTGGAGAGGACAGCTTGGTAGTAGGAACTTTGGAGGTAGCTGGCGCAGCCATCAGCGAGAGATAACGCCAGAAGTACGCGAAAACTGCCATGCATTGTTGGACTTCCTGCAACAAGAATCTGGCTATAAAATCTGGTTCAGCCAGGACTGGGCTTATGTGTATTCCAATGAACTGAGTTTCCTGCGCAGAGTAGAGACATTGCCTTATCTCACACCTGTGGAATTACGCCGTGCGGTAGTGGATCAAGAACGAGATACTGTGCTGGTCAAGAAAAGTGTGCATAGTCGCAGGAGCTATCTGAGATCCTGGAAACCTTCGGAATCTCAGGCCGATTCCTTGCGTAAATTCCTGGCCAACCAAGAGGACGTCAGATTGAGTCCTAGCCTGCAGGATTGGATCAGCAACGATCGTTGGCACTATGTACGAGAAAACTTTTTCATAGATCACGATGACGACAGGATCGAGCTGATGTTAGCACTGATCTTACCTCGTCCTATTAGGAAGACAGTGACCATAAAACACCATAAATAACTCACTATGGCAAAATTACACGAAGAACTGTTTGTGATCAAAGTCAGCAAATTGCTCAAGGACTCGGAATCAGTCCAGCCGATCATGAGCCCTGAAACCGTGGCCAGCTTGGAAGCAGTGGTACAAGAATTGGCAGGTACAAATGTGCTGGTCGAGATAGCTACAGAATGAGAACAGAAAATTTAGTACTGCTACCACTGACAGTATATGGCACACCATCGGGCAATTACGACGGCAGCTCCGACACGGCTTTTGATGGCGATCAACAAAAAGGTGTGGGTTATTACCGCAGACGCAGTAGCACCCAATCTATACGATTCCAGCTGAGTGGATTTGTTGGCACGATCACTATCCAGGGTACACTGGATGCAGATCCTCAAACAGACAGTCAATGGTTTGATGTTTATTCGTATGGCGATGGATCTACTCCACAAACCGGTGATTTCAGCCAGACTCTAAAAGGCAACTTCACTTGGTTGCGAGCCCAGGTCGCAGGATTCGTGGGCGGTACTATAACTTTAGTCACTCTTACTTACTGATAGCAATGAAAAAAGTGCGGATCAGCCTGGACGTCATCAACACCTCTAAAAATCATAATGTAGGTATAGAATTACGTCTAGATAATTTCAAGTTTTTCGACAGCACGGTTTCACCCGGTACACATCATATATTGCACGAATTCAATGAGGATGACGCTGAGCATTGCCTTTACATCGTGATGAAAGGGAAAACACAGCAAGATACCAAACTCGATGAGCAAGGAAACATCATCGAAGATACTATCATCGATGTAAAAAATATCACCATAGACGAAATCAATATTGATCATCTGATGATCGATCTTTCTCAATACATACACGATGGTAATGGAACCGAAGTATCCCAATCGATACACAAGTTTTATGGGCATATGGGATGCAATGGGCGTGTACAATTGAAATTCACCTGCCCAGTGTATCTCTGGCTGTTGGAAAACATGTGACCCCATAAATACTGGTATGAAAAAATTAGTGATCATGCCAGGTGGTTTCCACCCTTTCCATGCAGGGCATTTGGCATTATATAATGCCGCTCGAGAAGCATTTCCATCAGCTGATGTGTTTGTAGCTGCCACTGCTGATACCAGCGCGAGACCTTTTCCTTTCAAACTAAAAAAGACCCTGGCACAGGCCGCAGGTGTACCGGGCAACAGATTCATACAAGTAAAATCACCATTCCGTGCCGAAGAGATCACACAGATGTACGATCCCAAAGATACACAGTTGATCTTTGTCCGTAGTGAAAAAGACCGCGACACACAACCTCGCCCAGGTGGTGTGAAAAAAGATGGCTCGGCTTCATATCTACAGCCCTACAAGAGAACAGGTCGCGAAACATTTGACAAACATGCCTACATAGCTTATCTGCCCGTGGCCACATTTGGGCCTGGCATGACTTCAGCCACTGAAATCCGCGCCAAATGGCCGGAGATGGAACCCGAACAAAAAATTGCGTTGATCAAAACGCTGTATCCTTCCACTGCAGGTAATGATGCTGCCGCGGCCAAGATCGTGGCCATGTTCGATGAAACCATCAGCAAACCCGTGGAAGAAGCTGTATTAGTCAATGACCCGGACGCAGGACATCAGATAGTGCCCGATGGTGGTATGGGTACCTGGGATGAAGCCAGTCTAGTTTCTAATCTAGCTCGCAAATTTGCCGCCATGGTTGACATGGTCAAGAACAAGAATTATTCTGGTTTGCAGTACACTCTGTATCAAGGTGGAGTAGTCAAGAGCATGGTCGATGCCTTGGCACAATACGAACGATTTATGGCCAAACAAGGGCGCAGACCCATAGCCAAGGGCCGAGAGATCGATCTTTCTCAGATCAAAGAAAATCCTGACTATATCGACGAAGCAGATGTGCTACAATTTCCTGCAGATCGACAAGCGCCTCCTGATCTCGACAAAGCTACTGGTATCGCCAATCAGATCCTGGACATAGCCAAAAACACTTCTATAACTGATCCCACAGCACAAGCTCGCGATCTGCGTAACGAACTGCAGATGATGGGCTACAGACTGCGATTCGATCAGGGCGGTTTGCGACTGATACACAATCGTTCTAACTGGAACACGATCGTTGATCCTTTGAAATAATACTGCTACAATCGTAGCAGGCGTAAATATACGCATATTATTTCAAAGGAAATCCAATGCCCGAACAGCAACCCGAACAACAAGCACAGCCCGGACAGATGCAGATCCAAGTAAACGTGGACTATCTGCGACAACAGCGTGTGCATATCTGCATGCCCTGCTATGGTGGTATGCTCACTGAAAGCACTTTTATGAGCTACATCAAATGGTCAAACACCTGCCGACAGCTGGGTTTGGATTGGACCATCGAGACCATGACCAATGAATCATTGATCAGCCGTGCTCGCAACACATTGGTAGCTAAATTCCTGAACACTCCGCAGAGCACACACTTGATGTTCGTGGATGCTGACATCGGTTGGGAACCCTGGCATCTCTTGGTCTTGCTCAACGCAGACAAAGATGTCATCGGCGGCTTGTATCCCATGAAGACCATGCCCGTGAAATGGGTAGTGAATGGGTTTGATGGCGCCAAAGAAGAAGGCAATCTGCAAGAAGTTTCGAAAACAGGCACGGGTTTCATGTTGATCAAGCGCCATGTGTTTGAGAAACTGGCCCGCCATCCGGCCGTGAAGACATTCGCTAATGATATCGGCCTGCCCAAAGAACTCGATCCTCATATGAAGACCTATTTCGATACTGCTGTGCGTGAAAATCGCTATTACAGTGAAGACTGGACTTTCTGTGAAAACTGGCGTGATTTCGGTGGTGAGGTGTGGGTAGACAAGCGTGTGTTGCTCAAGCACACAGGTACCTATGTGTTTGACTATGCTGTACAGCCCAAGCTCTACCAGGACTTGAAAGCAGAGATGGAACGCACTGGACAATTACCCGCCGCAGAACAACCAGCCCCGGCACCTGTGAGTACCAAGATCATCGCCGAAACTACCAAGCCCACGGCCAAAGTAGTGGCACAAACTGCACCCAAAGCGAAAAAGGCCAAAGCAAGTTCTAAATAAATAGATGTACCATGGACATCTATGAATTAGACAGCTACCGCCTGTCCGACGCGGTAAAGTTCCACTCTGATCTCAATCCTCGCCTTTGGGAACGCGACCGAATGCGTCCCGAAGTGCGAGAGGCCCTGCTCCGTATCGCCGACGATTTCCGCGAATTCCTGGGCATAGATGACCTAGCCATAGAAGACATCACTGTGAGTGGCTCTAATGCCGCTTACAGCTACACTCCACATTCTGACATAGATCTCCATCTCATAGTAGATTTCAGCAAGCTCAATCCCGACCAAGTCTATCAAGAGCTGTTCAACGCTAAGAAATATCAGTACAACGATCAACACGACATCAAAGTCAGAGGCTATGACGTCGAGCTCTACGTCCAAGACGCCAACAAGCCTGTGCGCAGCCTAGGCGAATACAGCATCCGGAATGATGACTGGACACGCATACCTGTGCAACGTCGCGGTAATCTCGACGAGAAATCTACTAAGGCCAAATACGAAAAACTCAGAGATCTGATTGAGCTTGCACTACGTAGCGATGACCTAGATAAAATAAAGAACATAACAGACACTATCAAACGATATCGCCAGGCCGGTCTAGATGAAGGTGGCGAGTTCGGACCTGAGAATCTAGCGTTCAAGATGTTGCGCACCCAGGGCTTGATAAAGAAGTTATGGGATCATCGTAGTGATCTCGAAGATGCACGCCTGAGTCTGGCAGAACGCAAGAAGAAAAAGAAAAAATCTCGCAAGCGTTTCACTTATGGATCCTTCGGCGGCTGGTTCTATCCTGGATATCACAATGACTCTGGCGCTACCGGAGATGCCGGGGGAGATGGCGGAGATGGCGGCGAGAGCGTACAGGAACAACAGGAATCACAGAGCGATATCATCGATCGATTCACCAAATCCTGTTGCGACTTCCTGGGCATGGAACAACCGCCACGCATCAGACTGCGCAGAGATCCGCAATGGAGCCAAGTCAACGGTACATTTGGTCGTTATGATCCCGACAGCCATACGGTAGAACTGGCCACGGCTGGTCGGCACATAGTGGATATCCTGCGTACTCTGGCACATGAGATGACTCATGCTCGCCAGAACGAGATAGTGGATCTTCCTGACGACGCCGGCGAGACAGGCAGCGCATTTGAAGATTCAGCCAATGCCATGGCCGGGCGAATCATGCGCCACTGGGCCGATCAAGAACCCGAGATGTTCCAAGGAATGGATCTCGAAGAGAATTGGAAAAAAACAGCAGGGGCCGCCGCTCTGGCTGGCGCTATGGCCCTGGGTCAAGCACCCGCAAAAGCACAATCGCCAGCCAGCACTGCTTACAACATAGGCCGCGTGATCTACAACGCACCACAGATATTCAGCCGTGCTGGTGCAGAAGAAGAACTCAAAGGCATCGTGCGAGACATGGCACGTGGACAGTCTCCATCAGTGGGAGGCCGACAGATATTTGGTCGTGGTCAACAGCTCACTAGGGTAGTAGGTACCGCCGGTGGATCATCCATAGAACAGGCCTACGAACAGGCACTGGCCGCCGCGATCTCCAATGCACAACAGAGACACGGCAGCATAGAGATGAGCAAAGATCAATGGCGTGTGACTGAGCACCAAGTGCAACGTGCTGGTGATGGATATCAGGCCGCGGTAGTGATATCTGGTCCCGTGAATGTGCGTGAAAATGCTTCGGGTTATATCCCCACCAAGAAGCAAGCCAAGGATCCACGTTTCAAGACAGCGCTCACAGTAGATATCAAGCCAGGACAGTTGGGCAAAGAAGCCAACAAACTAGGATTGCAGACCGACAGCCAAGGGCGTCCCGATCTCCTGATGAAGAATCTGGCCAATCTACTGGAAAGCGTCAAGGCAGGCGAAGACGAAGATCTCCTAGAAGTCAAGATGTCACCCGCAGAGTTCCAGAAGTTCCTCAAAAGTCCCGAAGCCGAAGGTATCCGTGCTGGCTTCGAAGCCGAGCTCATATTCCGCAACACACAGAGTGATCCCGACGGTGGTGGTGAGAGCGAGCCCGACTTCGACGCCGACGAGCGTGCGTACAGCATCCAGGACATCATTGACTTCTTCCAGGGCGGCGACAATCCCATCGGTCGCAGGGCCGCTGATCGCCTGAGCCAAGAACTCACCGAACAATTTTATGACTGGGCCAGAGAGCAGTTCGCCAACGACTATTTCGACCAAGATCGTTTCATGTCATGGGCCGAAGAAAATGTGTGGCCTGACAACGAAGATGGTTATCGCGAGGATGCCCGTGCCAATCTTGATGACGATGCCACCGATGAACAAATAGAAGCCGAAGCAGTGAGCCTGTTCCGCGATGATGTGGAACGCGACTGGGATCGCAGCGGAGCCTGGTACGAGATGGCGTCAGAAGAACTTTTCGATGCATACATGGGCGACTTGGATGAAGCCGATTGGTTAGACCAACAGGGTCTGCACTACATGAACGATGTCTCCAACGAATACAGCCTGGACTGGCCCTACTGGACTGATGGCAGTGGCAGTGGTGGCGAGCGTGACTGGAATGACATCGGCAACAGCCTGGAGCGTGTGACCGGAATGCCTGTGCGTGTGAGTTCGGGCTATCACGGTGCTGCCCGGCGCGAAGGACAGTACATCATAGAACCGGATTCCAGCCTGGATTCAGACGACTCAGATGATTATGGTCTTGAGATTGTTTCACCTCCCATGCCACTACCCGAAGCCATTGAGCAACTGCGTCGCATCATAGACTGGGCCAATGGTGCCGGTGATGCCTACACCAACTCGTCAACGGGCCTGCACATGGGCGTGAGCCTGCCGTTCAAGGGCGGTGATGTGGATCCCATCAAGTTGATACTGTTCATGGGCGACAAAAATTTGCTAGAAACATTTGGTCGCGAAAGCAATACCTAT